GCGGTTATTCGGTGGTCCTCAGATTGGTGCATTAGATGGTGAGCCATCTACTCGATCTCATAGCTTCTCCGGGTCCGGCACGTAGCCGCATCCTTCCATGGCGCCGTCGATGCCCTTGGCGCGCAGTGCCTTCTTGATGCCGCCCTCCTTCGCTGAGCACTCCAGGCAGATGGTGTCATTGTTGAACCACGACATGATGCGTGCGATCAGTTCGTTTGGACACCGAGCGCACTTGTTCGCGGCGAAGAACGGGTCCGGCGTCGTGCTGCTGGGCAGTCGCGGCGCGCGGTCAGATCTGAATTGTTGACCTGCTGTTAAGCGCATTGGGTTGATGTGTGTTTGCTAAATTCCTCCAGGATCTGCAGCGCCGGAAGATGCCGGTATTTCTCGAAGCCTTTCGCCTCCAGCTGCTCTACGCCGGGTCGATGGTCCATGGAAGACTGCAAGTCAGCAGCATCGCCGCCGGCGGCAATCACGGCAGAACGCAGCCCGGCGCCGAAGCCTGCGATCATCAGATCCCACTCGGCTATCTCGCCCACCAGCGCCTGCAGGTCACGATCATCCCAGTAGCCAGACTCGTCGCTGACGCGTGCCAGAATTCCAAGTTCCTTGGCCTTGTCCAGAATGGCGATGACGCACAGATGGCACTCGAGGAAGTGCTTCAGCCCGCCGCAGCGGGGGTCGTTGGCATACTGCGTCTTGCAGAATGAATTCCACCGCCAGGTCGCACCTTCCGCCTTCAGCTTCTTTCCGTTGAAAATCCTCGATCTGGGAAACCGCACCAGACCGAAGTTGGCAGCCTCGCAGCCTTCGCCCGGCCACGTGCTGAACCCATGGAACTCCTGCGCGTGGATGTCGACCGATCGCCTGTAGCCCGACGCCTTCTCGCGCGGCGTGGTCACATCCACCGAGTCGCGCAAGCCCTGAATTGCCCGCCAGCGAAAGGACTCTGCGTCCATGTCGTCAGGCAGTGCCGGATACGTCTCTGCCTTGTTGTAGTCCACGTCGGCGCCTCCGCTGAACACGCCGGAGACGGTTTCGAACGGAAGGTCCATCGCGAACGATCTCAGCGCCGTAATTGCTTCGAGCGCTTTCTTGCTCCCTGCTTTTGTTGCCGGCGCTTCGAGCGCCAGGTCGTAGTGTATGGTAAGTCCCATGTCAGTATAGTTGTTGGTGTTTGATATCCCACAGTTCTTGGTATCGCTGCCGCACAGTGCTCTCGTCGAGGTAAGGACTCTCCCACTCGTAGAACGCGCAGATCGACCGGCGCATCTCTGCGAGCTTCCTACTCTCCTCCGCGGTCGGCACGCAGTGCGGCCAGCCCTTGGTGAACTGCAGATGCTTGGGCACCCAGCCCTGCGCTTTGTTCCGATGTGCTGCCAGACTCTGCGCGGTGCCCAATCGTTCGAGCCCATTCGGGACCAGGTCCGGCGCCAGCGACGTGAGCCAGCGGCTGCCCTGGAACGCGAAGCCGCTCGCCAGTTCGAGGTCGCACATCCGGACGTAGATCGCCGCGGCGGCCGGGTCCTTCAGGCTGGCGCGCAGGTCCGCCTCGTTGGCGAGGATGCAGAACCGACACGACACGCGGGATGACCCGAACAGCGAGTATGCCTCATGGGGTTTGATGCCTGACGCGGCAATCTCCGCCCACACGTCTTCCTCCGTCCAGTGATGAATAGGGCGCCATGCTAGGCTGCCGGGCGGAAGCTTGGCAACAGGCGCGCAGACGGGCTGCTTGGAGCGTGCAGCGCTCTCCTCCCCGCGCACGCCGGTGACGTTGAGCACCGGAACCTTGCCGAAGCGTCGCTTGATCAGGGAGGTGATGGGAGCGACCTTCAGCTCTGACTGACAAAAGCGCATGGCCGGCGTGCTCCACGGCAGCACGACAGTCACAGTCTCCATCGCGCAGTAGCGACGCTTGGAAGACGCCCACCTAGACTCCCAGCGCTCCATCATGCCCCCGGCTGGGCGCGTGCAGGATGCCAGTTCCCACCCCGTGCGCTCAGCGATGCGCTGGCAGCTAGGCCAAGAGTCGAGCCACTCGGTGGATCCCAAATCTGCATGCAGAAGCAGCTTCGGGCCGGCGTAGTCGAGAAGAGCCTGAGACACTGCCCAGGCGACGGCCGTGGAATCCTTTCCGCCGGAAAGGCCGATCACCACAGGAGCCTGCGCGTTCAGCAGGCGTTGCACTTCGGGAGGTATCAGGATGTTTCTGCTCATGGCGTGGTCACCAGCATTCGATGAGCGGTTGAATGTCCTCGCGGTAGATACGGTCGCAGATGTCCTCGTATTTCAGCGATGTGTCCGGTCTGCCTCGTCGGCGACATAGCACAGCCGCGCGCTTGTCGCAGGCGTAGTTCATGAGGCCGTTGGCCGCCCGCTTGCACTGCGACCCTCGGAACCCCAGCCGGCGGGCCAGGGAGACGCCGCGCCACGGCTCATACTCCCGCAGAAACTCATCGAGTTCGGCCTCGTCGTCCAGGTTGATGTCCAGTGCGAAAGGTTTGTCGCTCATGACCTCACCGCCTTGCATGTCGCCATAGCCTCGTCGCGCAGCTTGTGCAGCTCGCGGACGGTCGCCTGGTAGCGAGCCTCGGCGGCCTGGCTCGGCTTCCATTTCAGCAGCGTTTCCACCTGCTTCGCGACGCCCTCGCCGTATTTCTCCACGAGCCATTCCCTGGGAGACTGATCCACCTCGGCAGTCCACTTGTCGAAGTTCACCCCGTGCTGGCGCATCAGGGACTTCAGCAGGCCCATCATGTCCAGACTCCACGGGCCGCCCATCATGTAGGACAACGCTTCGCCGCAGCTGAGTGGATCGACGCCGAGCACGTGCTTCAGCCCGACCGTCAGCTCGTCCGGTGGATACCGATCGTGCTGCGTGTAATACGTCAGCGCTACCTGCTGTAGCGAGTAGTCGCAGCACATCAGCCCGCACGCCGCCAGCGGCAGGCCGTATTCTTTCGCGTAGGCCATCCACTCAGCATACCAAGCGTCCCACGCTTTCAACTCGCAGAAGCGATTGTCCGGTTCTTTCGGCGGCTCCGGGACCTCCAGCTTCGTCCACGCCTGCTTCCCTGTGAGCTTGTAGCTGAACGAGCCGCGTCCGATCCAGAATATCCGCTTTTTCCCTTTTCCTTCGTCGTAGCTGCTCACGCTGATCGGCCAGCGCGAGTAGGGGATCGTGTAGCCGTTGAAGGCTCTGAGTGCGTTCATCATGGTCGTGTTATTACGGCGCTCAACTCACGCGTCCTCTTCACCACCGTGGCGATATCAACGCCGGCCGCGAACATTGGCGGATTGTCCTGCAGCGCGTGTACTATCGGATTGTTCGCACTACGGACGGTTCCTCCGCCGAAGCTGGGGAATTCGTGCGCGAGAATGGCGACGATGTCGTCTTCGTTTTCAGGTATAATTTTCATGGTCGAATTTGATTTTCAGTTTAGCTACTCGGTCGGACCGTCCTCATCCAGCGCCAGGCGCAGCCCGGACAGATCAGTCTCTCCGGCCGCGATCCGCTTCACGCCGAGCAGGATTTGCTCCAGGAGCGGCTCACCGCCGGCCGCCTGCAGACGCATGGCGGTAGCGGACATGTCGAGTTCCTTGATCATCTGCGGCAGCTCCTCGAGGTCATGCTCCGCTTTTGCGAGCTTCTGCTCGGCTGCGAGCATCTGCTTCATCGGCTCAACGAAAGTCATCCGCGCGTCCTGCAACTCGCTCGTGCACGTGACGGTCAGTGTGCGGGTGAACTCCAGCGAATCTTCGTTCTCAGCGTCGCCTTTGCTGATCACGATCTCAACTCCAATCTCGAGGTCGTAACTGAGATCCGGGTCGTCCAGCGGCTCGTCGTAGTCGAGTAGCGTGATGTTGAGTGCCAACTCGCGACCGCCGCTGCCGCCGAGATGGCAGCGGCCTCCGTCGATCTCAATGATCCCCATCTGGCGTCCCAGTGCTTCGTTCGCTTTCGGGCTGCACACGAAGAAATCGTGACGGAGGCCGAGCGTCACGGTGACCGAAGAATACTCGACTTCGTGTTCGTCGTCCGTCTCCTTTTCATCAGTGGTCGGAAACAGGCGGTTCATGACTTGGAACGAGTGACGCAAGTCGCTGATCAGCGCGCCTGCGACGGGCTTGACACATTCGACCACTGCCTTGTTGTAGGCGTCGCGCAACGGTAGGGTGGAGTCCCACGCTGCTGCGACCTCCAGTTTGGATTCCTTGATGCGAGCTTTGAAGGTTTTCTCCAGCTCGTGTTTTCCGAGCTTGAGCGCGTCGCCGGTCAGTGCGCGCTGATCTTCGAGGCTCTGCCTTATGATGGGTTCGGTGATGGTTGGTTTGATTTTCATGATGGCGTTGGTGTTAAACCGGCTTGCCGGACTGTAATAGAGTGATGCCCCGCAGATGATCGTGCTCGTGCTGAAACACACGGGCCGGCAGACCTGTCAGCTTCTTGTCCGTGATCTTGTGCCCCTGCTCGTTGGTCCAGGACGCCAGGATGACGTATTCGCGTTCGACGTTGAACTGCCGTCCGGGTAGGGACAAGCAGCCTTCGACGTCGGTGACCTTGACCGACTTGGGCCCGGGGCGCCAACTCGGGTTGACGCACAGATGCGCGACGCTCGAATTGACGTTACCAGCGGACGTGACCCTGGCACTCGCCGCGAGGAAGAAGAAATTCTCCCGCAGGCCGACCTGGTTCGCGGCGATGCCGCATGCGGACTTCTCACGGGCGAGCCGCATCAGGTCCGGGCGGTAAGCGCGTATTGCCGCTGGGTCCGACTGGATGCCTGTGAGATCCTCGTTGAGAATGTTATCGCGCGTGTTGATCAGTTTTATGGTTAGCATGGGTACAGCAAAAGGCGTCCACGTGTACACGTGGACGCCTTCTGAAAGAGGGTGAGTTGTGGTCCGACTAGACGGCCTGAGCGATGCTCGCTTCGGCTTCCTCGATCATCAGACCGGTGCCGAGCATGCGAGCGAGGGTCGCAACCTTCGTCAGCTGCTCGTCTTCGCGCGGCCAGCCGGCGGCGAGGAGCTCTTGCTGCTGCGGCGAGGCCGAGGCAGATTTTTCCATGGTGGAGAATCCGGAACGAACAACAGCCCCGGTGATTTGGAGAAGCGCGAGATTAGTCATGGCGGAATCCTACGCCAGCCGGTCTCGCAGCTCAAGCTATTTCTTCGTGCCGGTCGGCGCAGGATTCCGCCGTCGGCGCTACGGCTTCGTCCAGTATGGCATGGTCGTGCCGACGCCCTGCTTTTGGACGAGACCTGCCTTGATCGCCTCGCGTTCGAGTTCGATGCTGTAAACCTCGTGGCACCCGCCGAGCGCGGCCGCCATCACGATTGCGATTGCAACGATTATCGTGAGGCAAGTTTTTGTGTCTTCGTTCATCTTTTCTTTTTTGGTTGCGCCCGATGTTCGAGCGTGTGTTTGAGTTCCGCCGATCTATTTCTGCATGACGTCCGCCAGCGGCACACGCCCAGCGAGGACGTCCTCGAGCTGCTGCTTCGTCAGTCCCAGCATCGTGCGTGCGGCGTCCTCCATCGCTGGATTGAGGATGGGCCGCGGCAGACGAATGCGGCCCCACCGCTCCCCATTCAGCAGCCGGTTGTCGAAAAGGCCACCGGGGATCGGTGTCAGGTCGCGAAGATTCACCATCTCGCCGTTTTCGACGTCGATCGGATCGCGCTCGTCCAGGTCGCCGTCCGTGAATGGCGCGAGGCGATACTTGCCCTTGCCGGAGTTGCGCGTGTTGATGCCGGCGCCCGCCAGCAGCGCGCGGAACTTGTGCCAGACAAACGGCTCGCCGATCTTTGGCAGCGTCTTGTCCGTGCGCAGTGCCATCCAGAAGTCGTGATTCTTCTGCCCGCGGATTGTGGCATTCTCCCGCATCAGCGAGTAGGCCCCGCTGGACAGTGTTGCAAAATTCTCGAGACCCGAGAAGCGCTTGGCCTGCGCGAATTCGCCGCCGCCGCGCGTCGGCTGCTGATTTTGGTCATAACTGCCTGTGCCACGGGCACTTACCTTCCCTTCACTTGTATGGTGCAGCTTGTGCACGAAGCCGTAACCCACCGTCACCGGCGCGTCCAGCATCCGGCCTTCCTCCGGATCGTAGACCATCTCCTGTGACTGCACGCCGTTCTCGCGTTCCAGCTGGTCAATGTAGTCGTTCCAGTTCTGCCCTTTCGGCAGGTAGCTGGGCAGCTTCAGCGCGCGCCCCAGCTTCTTGGCAACCTTGCCGAGCCGCAGTTCGTGCTGTGACGCCGGGTTCGCCCGGGAGACTAGGGACAGCGGATTGAGCAGCGCATCCAGCGGCTGTCCGTCCTCCGTCCGCGGCATCTGGTCGTCGGGAATGATCTTCGAGACGGTCGCCTTGGCGCCCTGCCGCAGCACGATCTTGTCTCCGACTTCCGTCGGCTTTAGAAATTTCAGGACTACCTTGTAGCCGTTCTTGGTCGCGCGCGCGGCGATGACCTGGGCCGGCTGCTGTCCGTGCCACACCTGAGCGGCGTCGCGGCGCTGCTGCCTCAGCGCCTTGCTGAGGCGCCCGATGTTTGCGCCGTCTGACGACAGCGTGCGAGGCATCGTCGCGAGCATGACGGGGTCACCAGGCTCCAGCACGGTGCCAGGTCGCACCAGCCCGTGTTCGTCAAAATTTTCCAGCTTCTCCTTGGTGAAGCGGTTCGGGAAGAGGGCGCGGTAGTGGCTGAGACCTGTCTTCAGATTGTCCGAGCGGTCCTGGTGCATCACCTTGTATTGGACGGCGGACAGGCGCTTGGCGAACGACTCGCTGACAGGCATGGCGTCGTCCATTCCGAAGCCCTTGAATGGCACCAGAGCGATGCGGGCGTTCAGCCCCATGTTTTGCACGCCGTTGTCGTCCGTGTAGGACGATGCTGCCATCATCTGCCCGGGTTTGAAGGTGTCACCTTTCTTGAGCAGTGCACGAGAGGAAATTCCCGATTTCTGATTGAAATACTGCTCGTTGTATAGGTCGACGTCCGCCGTCTCGCCGTCATCGTAGGAGACGCGGATGTAATCCGGCGTGACGCTGATGACGCGCCCGGCGCGCTTGGCGCGGACGGCGCCCATGTTCTCGCCGACGATTTCGTCAAAGCTGCGCCCTTCGGGGTCGGACGTGTCCAAGTTCTGGATCAGCGGAGCTTCGCCCTTGTCGATCGCCAGCGCCTGGTTCGCGAACCGCGCGCCGTAGAACAGCCGCGGCGCTTGCACTGCGCCGGCCAGCGGAATCATGTTGGTGTGCGACCCAAACTGCTGCGAGGGCGAGGACAGCTCGTAATCGACATCCGGATCGTCATCCGGCACCTCTTCGAGGCGGTTGTTGCGTACGACGTGCATGCGCTAGGACTGAGCCGCGGCGAGTCGCGGATCGGTTGTGATCTGGTTGCCGTAGATCTGACTGATGATCCCCATCCGATCGGGTGAGTTTACCATGTCGGACTCGCGCATGTAGCGCGGTGGCTGAGGCGTAGTGAGACGCTTCTTCAGCATCCAATCGAACATCGTGTCTCCAAGCGCTCCGTAGGATGCGCGATAGAGTCCAAGCCGCGGAAACAGCGCGTTGGCGCCGGCGTGATTGTTGAGCATCTGCCCTGATTCGGGCGCGAGATGCCGGAAAGGCTTCGGCGCGGTCCGTCCGGTCTCCGGGTCGATCGAGCCGGGCACACCGGCGGTGCCAGTGATGTAACTATCGTTGCCGTTGACCTGCAGACGCCCAGGCGCGGGCGGTCCTGTCATTGGCGGCGGCGGACTTGCGACTTCGGGCGGCTCAGGCGGCATGCCGGTGGTGTAGCTCTGCCCGTTGACCTGCAGGCGCCCAGGCGCGGCCGTCTTGATTTGACCGACACGCTTCTGCAGCCGATCGATGCGGTTGCCGATCAGCCGTCCGGCGATCGTGTTCTCGCTGGCGCTCGCGGACGCCGCGCCGTCCGCCTGGGCCTTGCCCATCGCGGCCGTCATTTTCGCCTGCTCCTTCTGCACTGCGGACGTGGCCTTTGCCTGCTCCTTCTGCAGTGCAGCCGTGGCCTTTGCCGTCTCGAGCTGCAGTTTCAGCACTTCTTTTTCCTGCTGCTGCTTGCCCAGCTCCTGCTGAAAGCGCTGCTCCTGCTCCATCTGCGCCTGCATGGCTGCCTGCTCCGTCTGGCCCTGCTGCTGTGCAGCGGCCTGCTCGGCCTGCATGGCTTTTTGTTCGGCCTGCATCACCGCAGGGTTTGCGGCAGGCGGTGGCGTGATGGAGTTGGCAGTCGCCTGCTGCTGATTCTGCATCCGCAGCGCCGGGTTCTGTCCGAGCTGCGGCGGCACTGGGACGGCGCCAGCCGGCGCAGGCGCTGGTCCTAGCGCATACTTGGTGAGTTCGGCGACGAGACCCACCAGCGACGCAGCGGACTTCTCCACAGGCTGCGGCTGCTTCTCGTTGCGATGCTTCGTGCGCGCGCGAGTTTCCGTACGCAGGCGGCGGCGTGTATCGCGCCCCAGGTTCTGGATGAGCCGGTTCGAAAGTTGCAGGTCACCGATGGGCAGCTTGATCTGCGTCTCGATGTCGCCGGGATGAGCGGTCGGCAGCGTGACGCTGGCGGTTCCTGCTGCCTCCAGTGCAAGGCGCTTCTGCTCCAGGTCGCTTTTCTGTTTCGCCTTGTAGAGCAGAATGCCCAACGCGCCCAGGCCGAGCCCGCCGGCCCCCAACCAGACTTCCTTCGGGATGGATTTGATCGGGTTCTCGGCTGGCGGTTTCGCGCGGTCGTGTGCAAAGGATTTCGCCGCCTCGGTCGCCGCGTTGTCGACGTTGTAGAGAGTGCCGACTCCTTTCATCGCGAGATCTTTGGTCGGCGCGAGCGCGATAGCACCGAGCCCGGTGAGGACGTTCTTGCTAGCGATCTGATGTCCGCCGACGGCCCCGAGCAGGGCGTTCAGCCCGCCCATCAGCGTGCGCTCCTTGTCCCACTTCCACGGTTGGAAGGTGCTGCCGATCGGACGCTTCGTGTCGGCCGCCTGGTCGAAGAACGCGGTCGTGCCGAGTGCTCCGAGAACGCTGCCCAGCGCCTGGATTTTGGCGTTCGCACACTTCTCGACGACCTCGATGTTCAGACTGCGCGCCAGGGCCCTGGACGGCGAGTTGTGCCGCATGATCATGGCCTTCACGTCATCGCAATGATCGCGGACTTCCCGGATGACCTGTGCGACGGCCGACTTCGCGAAGCCGCGCTCGCGGTATGCCGGCAGAATGCCGACCGCGTAGTATCCGACTTTTTTTTCGCCCTCGTCGAACTTCTGCCAGCCGACAAAACCCACCGGGTCCGCGGTGGCAGATTCTTTCACGAGATACAGCCCGCCGTTGAACTGATTGGTCTTCAGTCCGTGCGGCCAGTAGGACGGATCCTCGTGCAGGATTCGACTCATGATGCCTTCGACGATGGGCAGCTCGGAGGCCGCGGCAACTTTGATCATGCGGAATGCTACCGCACTTTCCGTCGCAGGTAAAGAGGAAGCAGCCGCCGCCACCGGTGAGGGTGGCGGCGGCTGCGACGATTTTTCCTTGTAGTGGTTGCGCGCGGCTTACGCCGCGCCGTCCTGGTTCATTGCGGCAATTTGCGCAGGCGTCAGTTCCAGCCGCTTGTGCGCGACATCGAACGCCGCAGATACGCTGCCGCTGCTGCAGTAGTCCGCGAACAGATCCGGGTCGCTTGATCCTCCGGCGTAGCGCGCAGCCCGAGCCGCCGCGATGCTCGCCTTCTTCGCGTTGCGCTGCTTTGTTTCACTGTCGTTTTGCTGCTTCAGTATGTTGCAGCTCCCGAGCTTGCCAAACTTGGGGAGCTTGCTGAAGCCGCCGAACATGTGGCACATGACAATCGTGACGTCCCACGCCGAGACGAGGGTCTCGGCGTAGGCTTCCGCCTCCGGCGCAAGACGCGCCAGGAGATCGTTACTGCCGCTGCCTGGGACGGCTCCGGCATCCCGCATGTCCTGCCAACTGCGCGGATCGACATAGATCTCGGAATTAGTTCCATTGGGGAGGTGTCCGATGAAGTGCTTGTCCGATCCCGGCGCGACGCGCAATATGCCCCACCCGGCTGCGGTGGGCATCAGATGTCCGAGTCTTGCCGACAGCCACGGTATCTCCGTCATGTTCACGGTGTAATCACCGCGGGCGGCGTCTCCAGTCAGCGTGATCAGTTCAGGCTCCGGCTGCTTGCCTGCCTGCATCCCGGCGAGGATCATTTCCGGGGTGATGAGTATCACCGCGTCCGTGTTCTCCGCCTCCTTGCGCCGGAATGCGGCGCCCCCAAAATACAGGATTTTACCGACGCCGTCGTAGGCAGCGAGGGCAAATCCGCACATGCGCCGCACGAATCCGCGGCGGAAGCGTCGCCCTGGTCTGGTGGTTATTCTGTTTGGGTTCGCCTGTGCCGGCTCTTTGGCCGCTTCGAACTCTTCGGGCGTGGCGCGCAGCCCGCAGAGTTCGGTTACTAATCCTTGCATGTCCTCGAGAGGGCTGAATGGGAGTTTGCTGATGTGCATGTTTGTTGGTGTTTGTTGTTTTTGTTGGTTGGTTGGTGTTCGTTATGCGAACGGCATGAATTGCCGCTAGCAATGTATTATGACGCAATCCGCGTCATTTTTGCATGGAGCGCCGCGTGCTCCTGAACACTCACCTGCACCGTCATCGGCGGTTTTCCGCGCAGCTTCGAGCTATACAACCCCAGAATCCGCCGTGCCTTACCCTCCAGGCGACCGTTGATGTCCCGCGGACGCAACGTCCAGCCGATTACCGGCAGTCCTTTGAGATTCCATTTGAGCACCCGGATGAAATAAATGCGGGCCGGCTGTCCGGGTAGTCGCAGCTGATCCAGCGCTCCTATCAGTTTTCCGTAACGGTCGATGCGGTAGATCACCGACGGGTAGCATGGGATCTCGGCCAGGCTGTAAATCAAGCTGATGGCCCGCTTCGTGTCGCGTATCCCATACACGACCACTGAGTCCAGCGGTTTGCTTACGGCGTCCGGTGTCGGAGCATCAGCCACGTGGGTAGAGCACCTGCACCGCCAGCCGGCGCGTGAGGTTGACAGACACCCCGTCGCGTCCTGGCGGAATGTCGGCGGAGCAGTCGGCTGCGTCGAACGGCACATCGAACACCTGCACGTCGTAGCGTCGGTTCCCTTTCCCGGCGACGATACAGACCTGCTTGCCGCTTTCGATGGCGTGGATGACGCCTTCGATTTCCGCCTTCGCCTCTTCGGTCCCCATCAGCGAGCCGATGCTCTTGAACAGCGACGCACGAGCCGGCGTGGACAACCGCAGCGCCGGGACTGCCGGAACTTCCGGAACTTCCGATCGTAGATGCTCAACGGTGGCGCTCGTCACCGCGGCGAGATCAGCGTCAGTCACCGCGGATGGGGTAACGACAACGGACAGGTCGCTCGCGGCGGTTGGCTGAGTCGGAATGGCGATGTCGATATGCGCATCCAAGCAGTCCACGATCCGCCTGGAAATCTCGGCTCGCGTGCCTTCCGTATCGAGTCCCATGGATTCCGCGATGGCAATCACATCCGTTTTGCGGGGCAGTTCGGCAAGTGATTCGATGGTGTGAGGCGTAGCGGATTCGTTCATGGTGTCGGGTTGGTTATCGGATTTTGACGTTGAGACCATCTTGGAAGTCGGTCACTTTCTGGAGCATGACATCCTGGTCCATGCAGGTAAAGGCGAAAGGATACTCCGGGTCGCCTGCGCACCTGTTCTTCCGCTTGCGCACGTCCCTCCAGTGCGCGTCGAACGTCGAGTCGGAGATCGGCTCCGCTACCACGCCGTCGTCCACCTTCGGATAAACCTCCCGCAGGTCCTCGAACACGAACTCAGGACGCGGTGGGCGCTCCCATCGTTGCCACAAGCGCAGGGCCAGTTCCGCGGCTTTCTGCACCTCCATGGGCGCGTAGACGAAATACTCACGATGCGTCGGCGCGATATCGAACTTGCTGTGGTAGACCAGCAGTGTCACGATGTAAGGCACCTGCGCGCGCACAAGCGACTCGCGGATCGGATCTCCGGACTGTCCGCGATCGTCGAACTTGCCGACGCGAGCCATCCCCTGGATGTAGTAGGTCCGCATCTGCTTGGCGGACAGCACCGCGCCGTGCTTCGGATTATCCACGGGACGCCCGAGATGATCCCGCAACTGCACATTCTTGAAAATCTGCGCGTGTCTGGCTGTGTTTTCCATACCCCAGTAATGCGTCGCCGCCCGGATTCCGTCAACCCGTTTCTCTCTAAGCAAAATACGTTTCGCGCCGGGTATCATGGGTCGGTGCAGTGTATTTGACAATCCGTGATACCCTGGTCTCGTGCGCGGCGCCCCCGAACGCGTTGAGCTGCCGCGTCTTACAGATTTCACTTCGAGTATCATTTTGCCTCTTTTGAACTTCCCGCTCGAGTATCATTTAGCCGTTTGCATGATACCTTTCTTCTGGGTCCTATAATGCTGGCGGCAAAACCACCTCGCGCGTGATGCGCAGAGTCTCGAACTTTCCAGACTCCAATTTCAGCGTGTGGATGTAGTATCGGGTCGGCAGATTCAGCCATCGCGTCAGTTCCTGTTTCGCCCGTGGAACACTGCCCTTGGCCGGCTTCGGCATGCCTGGCTCTTGCAGGGATTTCAACCGCATCAGGTAGAGTGCGGTGTCTGACGTCGGCAGCGTGGCGAGGTTCGGCGTCAGCATGTGATACTCTGCGCCCCTGGAGCCGCCGCTGCCCTCTTCGCGCGTCTGCGTGGACTTCTCGCGAGACTCGATCAGCTGCGCTCGTGCCGCGATCAGATCGACCGTCTGCAGGTCGCCGCGATCGGACGCCGGCCAGTCCTGCACGCTCACTTTCCCTTCCCGCAGCCGCTTCAGATCTTCGGCTTGCATCGCGGCGTATGCTTCCAAGGACAGAAGCTCCACCTGGATGTCTTTTGCGACGCCTTCGGAATCGCGGTAGTTGAGGATCTCGATCGTGGTGCCTGGCGCTGCGCTCAGTAGCGCGGCTTTGATTTGTGTGATGTCGTTCATGATGTGATGGTTGTTGATGTACGCAAAAAGCCCGGTCACCGCACTGGGCGATGACCGGGCAGATGAACCGCAAAGAAATTCTACATTTTGTCCGGCGCGCTGGCCACGGCGTCCGACGCAACCGCCGGCTCGAGAATCGGAGACTGCTCCTGCTTCCTCGCCATGAACCGATCGACAGGGTCCGGGTTGTTCGGCTGCAACCGTTCGCCCTGCTCCTGCATCATGTCGCCGCCCTCGGCATCCTCGCTCATGCCGCCTGCAGAGTCGGACGTGAGTTCCTCCTGCATGGCGTCGCTGATTGCCGGGTCTGCTGCCATCATCTGTTCGAGCTCTGCCGCGAGCCGCGTGTCCGCCGCGGTCTTTTCCAGAATCTGCGGGCGGAAATAAGTCAGCTGCAGCAGGGTGGCAATTCCGGCGAATTTTTCGATCTGCTCTTCGCCGTGCGACAGGACCTCGTCGTACAGACTCGGCACGAGATCGGCGAACTCCGCAGCGGCCAGCGCTGCGACAACGGGCCGGAGCCTGGCGGACTTGCAGATCGCGACCGCCGCAAGCGCGCGCTCTGGTAGCGGCAGCGGCTCATCCGATGCGCCGCGGGCGAACTCCACCAACGCTTCCATTCCGCCGTCGCGCTGGGTCTGCACCATCCCGGCGATACCATCCCGGGCTGCCTTGTGCAGCAAGTCCGAGGTGACACACACCGACGCCGATTTTTCGTGGGCCATCTGATCCACAGCCAGCATCAGGAATTCCTGGGCCGCAGCTTCACAGTCCGCCTCCGCCCACAACGTCGCGGCCGACTTCAGCTGCTCTTCCTCGCCGACTGCCGGTTCGCTCAGGTGACCGTCAGCAGCCACCTGGCGCACGCGCTTCGGGTATCTGGACTTCGGTGTCTGGACCGCCGGAAAGGCTTTGCGCAGCGTTGCGAAAGTGACCCCGCCGGCCGCGAGCGCGGCCAGCAGCGGCAGCGCCACAGGCGTCGCCGAGATCAGGTCATACAGATTCATCTTGGCATCCACTGCCGGAGCCGCCGCAGCACGTTTCGACACCTCGAGGTCCGCGGCGAGAAGCGCCTCGCCCTGCGCTTCGTCCAGCAGCTTCTGCTTGTGCTTTTTCTGCAGGTAATTGTAGACGGCCTGGGTCAGCGCGTAAGCGCCGCCGGCGCCCAGAATGCCGCCCGTGACAGCCAACCCGGGCGCGATCCACCGATTCACGTCTGACGCCGACTTCTGCTGCGGGTGCGGGGATGAGATGTAGAGCGTGTCGTCGTTCAGGCGCGATTTGTCCGCGAGCTCGTTCTCCTCGCGCAGCGACTTCAGATAGTTCAGCAGCGCCACGACCGCGCTGGCGCCGGCCCCCAGGGCCATGCCGCCGACGGCCATGTTGCGTACGAGACTTGTTCCGCGCGCGTCTTGCGCGGCGGCTACATCCGGCGAGTTGACCGTGCCGGTGAGTTTACCGGCGGCTCCTCTTGCTACAGTTTCGATCAGGTTGGTTGGCATGGTGTCAGAACTGCATGTATTGGACTTCTTGGTAAGTGATGAACACGACCCAGGAGCCTTCGTAGGGTTGCTTTTCCAGCACGGAGATCGCCAGCGTCGGCGCCTCCGGGTCTGCGGATGCTTTCAGCAGGCGGTTGTACTCGGCCAGGTCCGCCGGTTTCGATAGTGTGAGTATTTTGGTCTCGGGGTTGACGAGTCGCACGGATGACGGCTGCTCCGCCATCTGCCCGCGGATGGACGGTTTGCTTCCCCACCTGGTATCGGTCGGTCGCGTCGGCGTTTCGTCGTCATCCTTGGTTGCGTCCTTGTCGTCCGGACCCGCGGGCGGACGGTCTTCAAACCGATCCGCATCGACTTTCACGAACTTCTCCTGGTCCTCCGCCGAAAGCGCGGAGGCGGATTTTTCAAACGTCTCTTCAGCGCTATCCATCAGCGCGGCTTCCTGCTCTGCGGGCGTTGAGCGTTTTGTTTTCGCGTCAGACATTGTAGCGCGAGCGTGTTATTTTTGCGGCGGGTTGAACTTCGTTCGCCATGTCCTCCTCGATGTCGTTCTTCAGCTTTCGATACGCCTTGACCTTCTCCATAATGATCGCGTTCTCCGCCGATGACTGCTCGGCGTTGCGTGACAGCAGAAACGCGAGCGAACCCAGTGCAGTTCCGGTGAGCGCACCGCCGGCTGTGAGTGTCTTGAGGATGTTCCCGCCGATGCTGTCATGCAACGCCGCGGCGGCCGGCAGCAAGGCAGCCCCAGCCTCCTTGCGCAGATCCTCCTGGTTTGCGAGCGCGCGACGGACACTGTCCGTGAAGCGTCGGTAAGAGGCGTGCCACGTCGCAGTTTTTTCGAGGTTGCGGAAGAGAATGCATACCGGCGAATGCGCGTCGCCGAGCCCTTCGAAGAGATCTGCGGCCAGCTTGCACAACTGGCGCTCGAAGGGGATACCTTCTTCGCTGGTCATGACGCGCTGTCTGCCCTGCCGACGCAGCATCTCGTTGCGTCCGATTCCGAACGTGGAAGCGGCCAGTCCTTGTCCAAACGCGAATCCCGCAGCGGTTGCATTCATAAATGTTACAGATAGTCGGTGATTAAAACTTGTCCCAGAATATTGCGGCGCGGACCGGCGTCGTAGCCGTGTCCCAGCGCGCCGCCCAATATACCACCCGCGATCATGGGTAGCAAGCCTTTGGAACCCAGAAAGCGCACCGCGAGGGCGCCGATGCCCGCACCAGTCGCAGTGCGTAGCAGGCGATAGAGATCCTCCTGATCAGAAGATCTGGCACTTGCGAGGGCGCGCAAGATCAGCGCGCGCTGTCCGGAGTTGATCGACGGATCGCTGTTCAACAGTTGAATGACGAGGGGCAGCCAGTCCGTCGCTGCCTGCTTTGAAAGCCACGCCTCGCGGCGGTTGTGCTTGCTCTGCGCCCATGCAGTGCCGGCCGCGCCAACACCGCCGGCAAGCAGCGCAGCCAGGAGCGCGCGCTTGATCGGACTCCCGCCCTCCCGCCTACTGGGTCCCCACAGATAACCACCCACTCCGCCGGCCAACGCCGACAGCAGCCCGGCCGTGCCGACGGCCTTGCCCTGCGACGAACCCCCCCAGTCGAGCGCTTTGCCGATGCCGCTGGCAATCGAATCGTTCCACTGTCGCGCGGGGGTTTTCGGAATGCGCTGCAGCGGCGCATACCCGTTGTTGGCCGCTTCTTGCAGATGCATCATCCGGTAGGCCGGATCGAAACTCAGCTTGTACTCGTCGGGAGTCATATACACCCGGGAGTCGTCCGGTGAGAGCCCAATGGAAGCCTTCGGATGTTGGAACGAAATTTTACCGTCAGGTTCGTTCCGAAAATCCCACACCTCGCCCTGTAGGTGGTGCGGAATGGACTTCGGAACCGCGCCGTGCGGCGTGAGCGGATTGGTGATCTCCTCGGTCATCGTAGTCCTCCGCTTCCGTTCCCGACGTGCGGGGAGTTCTGTCCTGGATACTTTGCCACCCAGTTCTCCGAGTCAAACCGGTCCGCTGCGTCTGTCGCACTTCCACGCGGAGTCGCCGCGTGATCGTGGTCGAAACTCAGTTCGCCTTCCGTCAACTTCTTGGACGCGGCTGCGGCAACTTCCTGCACCGCCGCCTCGCGGAGTTTTCGTGGGTATTGGGATTTCTGGTGAGACATCGCATCGAGACTATACGATTATTGCTGCTGTCCGGCAAGCATTTGCCCGACTTGGGCACGCCCTTGCGAACCAGCCTGCGCGCGCATCTTTTCCATGGCGTCTTTCGCCGCGGCATAAAGCGTCGGATTGATTGCCTCGGCCCGCTGCATCTCCTTGCGGTGCGAATTCGGCTGCTGCGTGTGCATCTGGATCCACTGCTGGGCGATCTCCTGCGCGCGCTGCTGCACCATGGTCGGGTCGGCATTTGTATCGACGGCGTAATCCAACGGAGCAGCGGGGGCGCCGGCCGCCGCACCAGCCCCGCCCTGGGCGGCCTGCTGCATGGACTGCTCGGCCGCTGCCATTGCAAGATCGGCCATGGAACCCTGCGTGCGTTCCTTCTCGTAATTCTTCGCAAGCTCTTCGGCTCCACGCTGAATCTCCTGATCCTCCTCGATGGCCCGAATGTTCGCGGCCTCCGGGTCGGTGACCCCGATGTCCGGGTAGACATCCTTTCGGGGAATCTCGCGGTTTGCGGCGAGCTGCATACGCAGTTGCATCCACTCGGCGTTGTATGCCATGACCGGACGCTTGAGTCGCACCTCCATCTCCTTCGATTCGAAGGCTCGCTGCACCGTGCGCGCGATAAATTTGAGCAGCCCGTCGAGTTCTGCGTAGAGCCACTCATACTGCCGCTCGAACATGCGAATGGCATTCGGCAGCTGCTCCGGATTCAACGTGCCACGGAATAATTCACGCGGGAATCCAAGCCCGTCGAACAGCTGGTCGGTGTATGCCTCCACGACGTCATACAGCACCATGGCCTTGCCTCCGCCGTCGAAGGTCTGCATCTCGATCGGGAACGGCACCGCGTGGATCGATGTGGCGTCCCTCCGGCGCGCGGCGATCATGTTCTGCATCTCCGAGCGCCAGCGCGACATCAGTGTGGTGAGCACGGCGTCGCCGATGTTTCCACCGAAGTTCGGACTCAGCACTCTCGTCGGATGCAGGAACTCCTGCGCGACGGCGAAATCCGCCTTCCGGTAAATCGCCAGTTGGTAGAGCGCATCGTAGTGCATCAGCACTTCCGGCACTGCCCATCCGGAATCGGAGACTCCGCACGGCGTCGGCGATCGAAAATGATGCACCTCGCCCTTGCGGAATCGATAGTCCTTGTTCTTCGAGATCGCCTCCAGCAGACCGCGCGGCGTGTTGTTGATCTCGTGCAGCTTGTTGTGCTTGACCCTGGCCTCCATGTCCGGAGGAATCCGGTAGATGTATTCCGTCGTGTCCGCGTGGTGCGGCGAGTCCAGATCCACGTAGCGCGGGTCCAGGAAGATGATGGAGAAGCGGTCAGGCGCAGCAGACGGCTTGTCGCGGAATTCCAACCTCACAGTCGGCAGATCGGCCATCTTGCGCTTTTGTTTCGGCAGCTTCGCCGCCGCTGCCATGTCCGGCACCTCGTAAACCATATCGGCCCAGTGATACTTCACCAAATGTTCCGGAAATATGTCCAACGAAATGGCGCGCTGGAGTCCGTCGCGGTTGTCGATGAGCCAGCGATCGAACGGCTCGACGCAGCGGACGAACGCCTGTCCGTAGATGGCCCACTCTGCGCCGGCCTTCTGCATCTTCGAGAAGACGCGCAGCGTTTCCAACAGCAGCCGCTCCAGCTTCTTCTGTTCGTCCTTGTCGCCCGCGTCGACGAATTCGATCCCGGTGATGAAGTAGGAAATTACCCGGTTGCATACTGCTCCATACAGACGGTTGGTCCGGTAGAGATAGAGACACAAGTCGAACGTGGACTTGATGTCGCTCGGGAATGAATCTGTCGACGGAAGCAGGAATGGATCTCCAAACTTTTTGGAACCGTTCAGAAAGGAGTTGGAGATGACGGCCATCGGTTAAAGCGTGTCAGTTTTCGCGCGGACGATCGAAGTCCAGCCTGGCGACCCCGGCGACATTAGCGACGGACTTGCCGACCTCCGGGAACCGCGCGCTGGCGCTCTTCTCGCCGTCCACAATGGGCTCGCCGGTTTCGTCGTCAACGCGATCGCTCGGTCGTCCGGAAACGACCGAAGGAACTCCGTCATGTAATACGCCTTGTTTTTCCACGCTGGCAGACTGAGGCAAAAAGCAGAGCAAGTCAATCCCAACCCCAGGATAAAGCTGCATCGGCGGCGCCAGGCACAGCACGCGCACGCGCGGGGAATCGCGGTGCTCCAGAAAGCTGATCTCCAGTTCTGATCCCGGGTGTGGCGCAAACATTGACTCCGAAGATCTCACCATGATCAGCAGCAGGTGCTTGACGCGGTGCAGATGCATCGGCTCGGCGCTGCTCCACGCGACCGGTGATTTGACGTCACCGATCGGCGTGTGGAACACCAGCGTGAGTTTCTTCCTGGTGCGGTCGCTCAGGCATTTGGCCACGGCCAGCAACTCACTCTCTGCCTCGGTGCCGAGCAATTGCACAAGCACCGGTGGTATGCGTAATCCCGCTTCGTGAACCGCGACGATGGGCGAGTCCGGAATGTCATACTTCGGCGCCGGGACCGCAGGAATGCGAATTGTGGCCTGCTCGATTTCGTCCGCTTCGATGACCTCGCTCAGGTCTCCGCTGCGCATTCTCGCCACCAGCGCGTCGGTGGCGTCACCTGGGTTCGGGGGTCTGGATCCGGACTTCGCGCTCGAGTCCGGCGGCATGGTGGGTTGTGAGTGCATTGATTCTGGTAATGTGACGTTCGACTAGGTCGTAGGTCATGGGTTGCTTGTCGATTCTGCCGTCTATTTTGTGGTGCCGGCTGACGAACATACGGCGCTGTCCATCTGCGCACCGCTCCATCGTCACGACGATTCGGTGCGGTGCGAATTTGTCAGCCAGCGGTATCAGCTCCGGGTGCTGCGTCAGGGAGACGTCCACGCTCGTCGGCCAGCCGGCGTCGTAGCGCAGCGTGAACCATCCGCGCAGCCCGAACGCGTTGAACGCGAGGACGCAGATCGACAGCGCGCAATCGGTGGCCAGCTGCATCGCTTCTGAGAAAGTTGCCGCCGACGCCCATCCCACCATGGCCTCCACGCAGGTGCGCGTTACCCTCGCGGGTGCCACGCTGCTCAGCGGCTGGCCGACGACGTCGCAGATGCGCGCAGCCCGCCCGGTTCGCATCCGTCCGCGATACGGCTTGCTTTTGGAAAGCAGCCGCTTGGCAGTAATCTGCGAGCAGTTCAGCAGCTTCGCAACCGCAGCGCAGCGGTTCGGGAAGCCGTCGGCATACGAGGACAGGTATTGCATCAGCAGCGGAGTCGACTCCGCTGGCAGCAGACGGTTCTCCGCCCTGCCGATGACACCACCGGCCGGTCCCGCTGACATTTACTTCGCGCCCATGACCGTCTTGAAGAATCCGGACACGTTGCGCTCGCGCCGCGTGTCCTGCTTCACATAACTCGCATTCAGCGCGCTGCGGCGGGGCTCCGCAATGATCGCTGTGCTGTGGTCGAAACCTTGACGGCGGGCGTTGCGGATCTGCTCTTGTGTGGGTTGGGATTGGCTCATGGAATTAGTCGGGTAGTTTGAGGGTCTTCCCCCGCAGGTTGCTGGGGCTGACCCACTCCTTCTTACCCGTGCGCCGGTTGACGAGCAACTGATAAATTCGACCGTCAGATCCGACACGGGCGCCGTGCGCCAGTCGGACGTCGATGCCGGCTTTTTCAGAATTGCCAGTCCAGTAGCCAGAAGTCCCTTTTTTGCCGCGCACATGCAACTGACCGCCCGGGACAGTGGCGCAGTAGACCAGCCCGCTGTGCGGCTGTCGGGACCAGTGCGCCTTTGAAATCTTCCGATCTTCGCGGCGCCAGATTCTCACATTGAAATATGGACGTCCGGCTGTTGTCTCGCCAACCTGCTTCGTGTAGGCCGAGTATCCCAATCCCATCGCCAACCGCTCTACGGATGCTGCAAGTCGCGCAGAGACAGTGCAGTATTTGAAACACTTGCTGGTATCAGTTCCGTCGCCGCGGATCAACGCATCAAGCATGCGCTGACGCGCTAGCAACGGCGCGGAGAATAGCGCATCCGGGATGTGTTTGTCGAAGCAGCCGCAGTCCCACTGTCGAAAATAATCGACGAACTGCAGGCCGGTGACGACGAGCGATGTCCCAGTCCCCGCAGCTCCCGGCAGTCCCATACGCCTGAACAGCGTAGAAATGCGCCGACGATTATCTGGATTTGCGACAGGACATTGGGTGATCGCCACTCGCTGTGTGCGGTGTCCATTTTTTCTTACGCCGTCAAACAGCGATCCTTCAGAAAGCCACCACCCCATGAATTCGCACCAGTCGCCGATGGTAAACGGCCCATAATGCTTCTGCGCGCTATACTTGCTCAACTTCTCGACCTCTGGCAGCTCAAAGTGCGTCATACTGGGATCCCCGATTTCCGGCTCGTGACGCGCTGGAATCCATAATGACGCGCCTTCTACTTCGTCCGCAGTCGCTACGCTGAAATCCCTGGTGTAGAAGTCGCGCTTGTGGATCACCCTGTGCTGCGGTGTCAGTGCCATACGCAATGTCTTGTGCTCTGCCACGATGAGATCCCCCTCGTAGTGTTCACGCACAATTCGCTCCGCGGGATGCCACTCGAGTCGACCGTCTATTTTACAGGCAAAAACCTCGTCGTCCGTGACCGCATCCCAACGCACCCATCCGCGGCGTGTATAAACCTCGTGATCGGCGGGAATGCATTCCGGCCCCGCGATCGGATCCACGAAGCCGAACTGCGTGGCGCTGACTGCCGTCATGTCGTCCGTGATGGCATTCGGGTCGCCGATGCCGCCGGGTCCCATTTTGGTGATGCGACGCTTCTGCTCGAGGATGTGCATCGGGTTGATCTCCTCCAGCGCTGTGACCAGCGGATTGGACTTGAGGTAGCCCATCGTGTATCCGCCGAACGCGTCCGGGCCCACAGGGTCCAGTGTACGTATGCGGCTCAGCCGTCCCATCATCGCGCGCAGGGTATGTCCGTGGTCGAGCTTGACACGCTCGGCCATCAGGCGGTCCACCGTGTGGACGCGGTCGTTCGGCAGGCTGTCGCGGTCGTCCGTCTCAGCCAGGCCGCGGTTCACGGCCAGCAGCTTCTCGGTGGCAGCCAGCAGGCCGTCGATACCCACCGGCGCATACTTCTCGTGCTCGTCGTCGTCCGCCAGGTAGCGGTGATGCGCCATGGGCGACTTCATCGGTGCTTTCGGCATCGGCTTCGGAACTCCGATCGGGACGTAGGTCGATGCCGCCTTCGCAAACGCAGTCGGGCCATAATCCTGCGGATTGGCAAGCTGGTCCTCGTAAATGGGCACCTCACCCATCAATTGCCGAAGAGCGCGCGCCGTCACATTGCCGTGCAGCGCGTTATCCCGATGGGTCAGGTTGAACCGATCCGCCACCCACTTCCGACGATCGTCAGGCGTCTTGTCGAAATTCCTGATGAAGCCCTGCCGGGTGTTGAACGTCATGACGTCATCATCCACCAGCTCCACCCGATGCAGCGGCTCATCCTCCTCTGGCTCGATCTCGGGATGTTCCAGCCCCTGCGCGACGAGGTAGGCGCGCAATTTCTCCAGTGCGACATCAGCGTGCTTGTCCTCCACCGAGGCATGCACATCCCCGGTGTGAGCGTCATTCACGGCCAGGCCCGAAGCTTGCAGCTCCTTGAGGATCGCGTGCCAGTTCTTCCGCAGCCCCACGCCCTGCAGCTTGTCGCCGGACAGCCGGAAAGTCTTCGCCATCTTTTCCATCGGAAACTCCAGATACTTCGGATCGATCTTCCCCGTCGGATGGATGATCTGGACGTGCGGCACATCGCCGGCATACCGGCCGTGCCCGGGCTCGAAGTGCTTCCACAGTTCCTTCGGATTCTTCGCGCGCTCGATGAGCTGCTTGATCTCATCGATCTTCAGGTCGTGATGACGCTGGGCGAGGATCGGCTCTTTCTCTTCGTCCGACATGGCGTCCCACTCCTCGTCGCTCAGATGTCCCCACAGTTCCTTCCCTGGGGCCAGCTCGACGCCGTGGAGGCGCGTGTCCGGTGCGTCCCGCAGCAGGGCTTCGAGATCGATCTGCAGCGGCACAGACTTCCGCTGGTTCATCGGGTGTGTCGCGTCACCCTTGATGCGGTCCGTGTCGGGCTGCCCGAAGAATGCGGACGGGCCGGCGAACGACGCCTTCCACGGCTCGTCCTTCAGCTTCTGCTCCCGGAATGCCAGCCACTCGTCGGCCGCCTTGCCGGGGCGTGCGAGTTCCAGCAGGTGCCGGTTCTCGGGCTGCGCCAGGACGTCGCCGGACAGCAGCCCGTGCTCGCGGACTGAGTCCAGCGTTTCTTCAGGGATGTAGGACAGGAGCTTCATAACGTCGCGCAGGTTGGTTGCGGCATGCTGCGTATCCAGACTGCCTCCACCCCGTGCTCGATCCCGCTCATGCCCAAAGGAGGGCGATGAGTAGTGACGTATTCAAGCGTTCCGCGCATGAGATCAGTCACCGCCTTGATTTGAGCATCGCACGTGTCTGACAATTCTTGCGTCAGAGTCCCGTCGCCGGGCAGAGAGATTACCATGAACCACATGTCTTCGTCCGCCGCCTTGCGTATCTCGAAAGGCAGAGCGAAAACTCCCAGCGCCTCATAGCCTCCACGTTGTGATTGTGTCATTTTATTGTAGATCCTCCGGTTTGATGTGTCCCTCCAGCGCCAGCGTCATCAGCTCCCCAGGTCCGGGAGCGTCGTCGGTCTTGGCACCGCGGCCGCGCGCCAGCTTGGCTAGGCGTTCGCGCTCGGAGTCGTCGAAGTCGTGCCGCTGCATGTAGTGGCGGACATACTCCTTACGGCGGTAGCCTTCCATCTCCTCCTTGAAGTCTTCCCGCTGCTTAGCGGGCAGCAGCTTCAGCGGGTCGATGCCCCAGTTGACCAGGGCGAACGCGCGGCGTGGTGTCGGCTTGGCCTCGAACTGCGCGCCGGTCCGAGCCTTGAAACTTTTCCACCTGGCGATCTGCTTCTCGTCTGTCTCGCCGCGGCGACCGGTGTGGTAGTTCTCATACCACTGCAGCCAGCCCTGCTTGTCGGTGTCGTCCAGCCAGTGCTCCGGCCACGCGCGCATGGACGCAAGGCGCGGACCTTTGCCGCCGTAGATCGCGTTGTAGGACTCCTTGAGTTCGTCCGGCGTGAAGTCCGGGGAGAACGCCGCGCGCTTGGTCAGCGGCACGTCGAACGATTCCCACTGTCCCCATATCTGTTCGGGCGTGAAGTCAGGATCGAACGGGACGGCTGCCGCCTTGGTCATGCGGTCGGCTGCGTCGATCGCGGCCCCCGCCATCCTCCAGCTTGCCGCCTTCTCGTGGCTGTAAAGGTTCGGCAGGTTCTGCTTGAGAATCGACTCCGCCACCTGGGCGCGGTCCAGCGCCGCCCGGATGTCCTTCACGCGGTCCTCCGGCGCGCGCGCTGGGTCGCGCTCCCACTTCGGGATCACCTTGTTGTACACGCGGTCCAGCGTGTGCCTCGAATACTTCGCCCGGTTGGCTTCGAGAATCTCCGGCCCCCACCGGCGCGCGAGCTCCTCGTCCGTCACCCCGAGGTCCTTGAACACCGAGTAGGCGTGCAGGTCCGACGATCCCACCTTGAGACGATACTGCGCCGTGCGCGGGTCGAACGACACCCGCATGGCCGAGCCGGTGCCGGGGCGCACGTTCAGATGCGTCTCGAGTTCGCCATTGTCCCGGCGTCGCGTGTAGGCCCCAGGCAGCAGGCGCGACTGCATGGCTGGGGCATACTCGGATCCGTTCTCGATGAACGTCCCGCGCTCCGTCAGGTAAGGCACTCGGGCCAGCGTCACATTCTTGCGCTCGTCGAGCACCTCGTTGGTCACGTCGTCCACGAGCCGCATCGTTCCGCGCAGCCGGCGCACGAGCGACTTGTCGTCCAGCAGCGCCTCGCGTTGCTCGGCTTTGGTGAACCTCGCCGGACCGACATACTTCATGTCTTTCAGCTCCAGCCGGACTCCGCCGTAGGCGTAGCCGTTGACGTAGCGCTGCATGGACTGCATCACAGAGGTATCGATCGCCTCCCGCGTGGCGTCGGAATCTTCCGGGTCGCGAAGCGTGACGCCTTCTGGCGGCTCAGGGATGTCGGAGGATGGGTTCGGCACGTTGTGGTTCTACCCTGTTTGTGCGCCCGATGCAATCTACGGATTTATCCGATCTCGCGCATCTTCGCCAATTGTTGCGGACGCGGGCGCTCTCACGAGCGGGGACCTGTTCGCCTCGTCCTGTTTTCGCTTCTTCTCGAGTGACAGATACGCCGCCACTTGGTGCGCGTTCTCATCCATCCACTCGATGCACTTCATCGCCGGCGCGTGCCAGCACTTGCAGTCGATCACGTATTCCACGCCGCCGAAGATCACGGTGCCGATCGACCACTGGCGCGCGACGGCGTCCGGATCCGCTTCCAGCGCTTCGAGCTCTCCCTCGTTCCAGTCGTAGCCGGTGTCCGGGGCGTAGAACTGCCGACCGCACGCGCACTCACGGCGACAGCCGGCGGTGCGACTGGTGAATGCCTGCTCGAAGTTCTGAAGCTTCGGAGGCAGCTCGTCCCACGTGGCGACGCCGCTCCATTTTTTGACTTCAGACGCCGTCGCGCTGTCGGAACGACCCATTTTGTCGAGCCACAGCACAGTGATGCGTCCACCGCCGGATGAACCAACGGACCCGATCACGACGTCTGACTTGAACAGGAATCCCTTATCCAACGTCAGGCTCAACGATTCGGCGTCGTCGCAACTCTCCATCGCTTTACGCAGATCGCCTACGGTATGAATTTTAGCACTCATCGGTTATCAGACGCTCCCTTCTGTCCCCAGTTCGGCTCCCAGTTCAGCTGCTCTGCGCGCGACAGCAACCCACGAGTCGCTCTGCTTTTGCTTCCGCGGGTCTGCGCGGAACTCTGTCCATTTCGGAAGCGGCTCGCCGTTGTAGGCGACTCCTCCAACATGCAGACAAAGCTCTTCGTAGAGGATGCCTGCGAGCGTTTCGATTTCGGTATCTTTCATGTTTGTGTTTATCGGTTCAGGTGTTTCTCCAGGAAGTCATGCTTCGCATCGTCCGCCTCGTTCGTGTAGTCCAGCACCAGCTCCAGGTCCGCATTCGCGCGCGCAGACTTCTCGTGCAGTCGGTCGAACGACTCCTTCGGAATTTCGTCAGGACGCCGCAAGATCTGCAGCGGCTTGCGCGTGGTGGACCGCACCCATTCCAGGATGTTCTTGTCGTGCATCTTTCGCATGCGCGACATCACCGTGACCGGCTCGGCGCCGCACTGCTCCGCCAGCGCATCCACGTCGAACTGCCACCAGCCGTCCTTCTCCACGCCGACGTCGAAGATCGCGTCGCGCGTTTCCGATTCCTTCTTCGTCATGGTCGGAATGACTTCCTCAAACCGGATGCGATGCTGCCGCGCGGCGTCTGCGTCGTGCGCGAAGATTCGCTCACCCAGGCAGAACGACATGATGGCCTGGGTCGCGAACGGATCGATCGAAGCCCGCTTGCATATCTCATCGCGCGACGCCGTGATCGCCCCGTTGGCGCCCTCACGCATCTGACTTGCCGCCTTGAAGAACGCCTTGATGTCCTCCGGCGTTGGATTGCCGCAGCGGATGAAGTGCTTCCGCGTGCGAATGCCCTCAGGAGTCGGAATGATCGTGCAGTAGGAGTCGAGACCGTCTCTGCCTGCGCGACCCACTTCTTGCGCCAAAGCCACCAGAGTGCCCGGGATGTCGAAGTGCACCACGTGTCTGATATTGCCTTTATCCACGCCCATGCCGAACGCGTTCGTGGCCACGATGACTGCCTCGGGGTCCGCCATGAACTTGTCCTGGTTGAACCGACGATCCGGCTGCAGCATTCCGCCGTGGTAGAAGTAGACCGGGCGGTTGGTGTAGCGGCTGATGGCCGCCGCGTATTCCTCCACCCTCTTACGCGTGGAAGCGTAGACGATGGTCGGCCCCTCGCAGTTCGCAGCCACCCAGGGTGCGGCCTCCGACATGCGGTCCAGGAACAGGGACGCCAGATGCAGATTCGTGCGGCGCGGGTAGTGGTAGATCAGCTTGGCCTTGAGGATGCCCAGACCGCTCCGCACCTCCGCCTCAGCCTCCTCGGACAGCGTCGCAGAGAACGCCGCCACCACTTTCGGCTGCACCTTCTGGATGAACTCCCCGGCGAACTTGTAGCCGGGACGGAAGGTGTCCGCCCAGTCATGGAACGTATGTGCTTCGTCCATCGCCACAAAATCAGGCGGGAACTGCGACACCACGTTCGACCACTCCGGATTCGAGAAGCGCTCCGGGCTGACCAGCATGAACTGCAGCGTGCCTGACGCCCAGTCCCGCAGCACCGAGGCGTTGTGTCCGTCTGTCTCCTGGCTGGAGATGGACGCCGCAGCAAGCCCCTTGCGCTGCATGGACGTGGCCTGGTCACGCATGAGCGCGATCAGCGGGTAGATGACGATGGTGCGCCAGCCCATGCACAGCGTCGGCACAACGAAGCATGCACTTTTCCCAGACCCGGTTGGCAGGATCGTGATCGTGTCCCGCTGCGCCATGATGGACTTCACCGATCGGTCCTGCCCCTCCCGGAGCGTGCTGAACCCCAGGCTGTTCAGGACCGCCGGCATCTTCTTCATTCCCTGCATCAGCGCCTGTATTTCGGCGGTGGTTGTTACGGCTTTCCGCGCTTCGATCGGAGGACTTTCAGTTTCGGATTCTTCGGGTTTCGGTTTGGTCAGAGTCGACATGATGATAGTTGCACGGCGATGATCATGGAGAGGTCATCGCCGACTTTGAATGTGTGGAATAAACCTCGACATCTCATGCGTTGCAGCGCCGCCAGCATGTCCGCCCACGGATCGGCGACAGCCAGCCATAACGACTCCGGGCCGGATGCGGTCGTGTCCTTCACCACATACATCGACCCCGGCGTCGACAGCAGATGTTCCGCAAGCGGCGTCGACTCCTCGTTCATGATGTCCGCCGCGACGGCCGCCACCCACGGATACAACCCGTGGGTGGCGACGATCAACAGCCGCAAGGGTGAGTCGGCCGGCAGGCTGTCCACTGCCGCGGTCTTGACATCGTCGAGAGCGTCAGACGCCGGCACTCCCAGCAGCTTCGCCAGCATGCGGCTGACGACCGAGTCCGATGCCTTCACCGGCGACGGTGCGTGACGCTTCACGGCACCACCTCCGGCTCGGCGCCGTCATCCTCGTCCTCGTCATCAGCGGCGTCGTTCTCGGCGGGTATGATATGTTTGATCGCCCGCGCGTAACCTTCGATGTCCAGCTGACCGCCGATATACTCGATGTGCTCAGGGTGCGTATGCAGCGCGCGCATCAGCTCCTCGGGCTTCACAGCCACGCAGCCCAGCGCATCGCAGGTGTAGAGGTCCTTCTCGACAGTCGTACCGAGGAACTTGTTGGTCACCATCCAGGTAGCGGTCCGGTCTGCGTAGGTGAACGCGGGTGCCTGATAATCCTCAGTGTCCTCATGGCGGTCGAAGAACAGCGTCATGTCGCATGTCCTGCCCCTTGGTCCATAGGAGTTTTTCAGCAGCATCATACGCAGGACTTGCCCGTAAACCTCCTTGTTGCCGTCCTTCGCGCGAATGTCCGTCGTCGACATCATGGTCATCCGATAGGCGCACAGGCGCTTCATCGCCCGACCGCCGACACGCGTGTCGTTCTTCAGCGGGCTCGGCGCCATATAGGACGGCAAGGGCTTGGCGGCCATGTCGACCTTGTCGTTCTGCTTGTTGATGAACACCACCGTGGTGTTGTTCTTCTCCATGAACGCCGGCAACCAGCGCGCCATTCCCTGCGCATGCTTCGAGTGTCCGAAGTTGGATCCGTCCACCGTGTCCTTGGGCGCTTCCTTCTTCGCGTTGGCGGCCAGACCCCAGTCCGTATTGCCTACGGCCTCGCTCTTCGACATCAACCCGCTCCACGGATCTGCGAAGAAGAAGATCGGATTGCCTTTCGTTTCGGGATCGCTGTCGCACCTCTTGCGCAGATCTTCGACCGTCTTCCGGAGCGTGTCGTCGAACTGCGGCAGCGACCTGGCTTCAGTGTATTCGATCGAGTTGACCTTGATGACCGCCAGCTTCGGGTCGCGGTCCATGATGCGCTTGATGCGCTTGTCGGACATCTGCTTGCCCTCGCACTCGCAGTAGATGGCGTAACAGCCCATATCCAGCAACCTGCTGATCCAGTCGAACACGAACGTCGTGCTGCCGACGCCCTCCTGTGCGATGATCTCGATGGCCAACGGGTAGCGGAAACCGATCGAACCCAGCATGTTCTGGAACTGCAGTTCGCCGTATGGAATCATGTTTCTGCGCAGCATGGCCGGGGTGAACAGGCGGATGGGTCGCTGCTTCGATCGCTCATGCAAGACGTCGATGCTCTTGCGGATGTTCTCGGTCATCTTACTGAGGACCTTCACCCTATTACCGGCGTCGACACGCGGCTTGAGCAGCAGCGGCTGGAACTTGTCCGGGTCTTCGATCTGGAGCTCGGCGGGCGTTTTGGTTGGTCTCCGCGCGACTTTCTTGGGGGCGGGTTTTGCAGCCGGCACAACGGGCTGCTTCTTGGGTGTGCGTTTTTTAGCGGGCATAAATAGGTAAAGGAACAGAGACACCGGGGAGGACGACCTCCCCGGTGCTCAAGTTACTGTTGGTGTGGGTGTCGTTTAGTCGAGCAGTTCCATCAAGCCGGAGACCACGTCATCCGGCAGTTCCGTGCCGCGGCCTTTGTCGGTGGCGTGCCACGCGCGTTCGACCAAGACTTTGGCCTTCTTCTGCTTGTCGGCAGGGAGCCGCTTGAAGCTTTCGGCGTCAGGAAACAGACGCGCATGCATGTCCTCCAGTGTCACCTCGCCCGCTGCTGAACCAGCGGGCACCGTGGGCGGTTCCTCGTCGGCCGGCACCGTGGGCGGTTCCTCGTCGGCCGGCACCGTGGGCGGTTCCTCGTCGGCCGGCAGAGTGACCAACCCGGACTCCGCCAGGCTGACCCACGTGTTCGGCCTGATCATGACTTTGACGCCTTCGATCTGTCCGGCGTCTGTCATCGCCTGGAGTTCCGCCAGCGTTTTCTTCGCCGGTTTAACGCCTGACGCGCCCGCCCAGAACGGCGAGGCGAGGTCGCCCGCCTTCGCGATCGGTGCGTCAGCAGGCGCGCGCTCCTTCGGAGGGGCCGTGCGTTCTGGCATCGGCGGCTTCGCGTTGGTCGGAGCGAGACGCGAAGCAGCAGGGCCTCCGCCGGTCACAGCGGCGACTGGATCGCCGTCGTCCGGCGCGGCTTCGCGCGACGTACGGCTCGCGCGCGGCGCGTGAGTCTCGGCGCGATCCGGCGACTCTCCGTCCGGCGTGCGCGAGGCGGCTCCCGCTGTGAGGCGGACATACTCAGGACGGTCTGCGGGCAGTTCCCCGCTGTAGCGCTGCGCGCAGGCGCCGCGAATCATTTCCATCGTGACGGCCGCGTCGTAGGTCTTGATCATGTGATCCACCTGCTCCTCGTAGGTGGGGATGTTCCAGTTCGCCGGGTCCGGCAGCAGGAAGCGGCTGGCCAGCACCTCCGCGCTGATCTTGTGGATCTTCGGCTTTTCGTCGAGGATCTCGGCCTGGTCCGTGAAGCAGATCACGTTGGTGTCATACGGGTCCTTCGGGTCCAGATTGACCTTGTCAACGTACCATTCCAGCGCACCGGCCGGGTCGGTCGGATCGCCCAGCAGGTAGTGCGGCCAGTTGGGATCGCGCGCCGGCCCTTCATCCGAGCGGTGCGCCCATCGCATCTGCTCGATGCAGTAGGAATACGCCGCCTGTGTGATGGCGACGACAGCGTTGTGCCAGCCGTGTTCCTTGTCCGCGCAGCGCGCCAGCGCGAAGAAACGCAGCGAGCGTCCGGGCACCAGGGCGTCTTCCTTCATGGACGGGGCCTTCAGGTAGAAGTCCTTCTTGGAATCGCTGAACGCCTTGTTCCGGCGAATCCAGCGATTGAGGTCATCGAACGCGTCCGCGACATCATCGTTGCTGAGGGTCTCGCCTCCGATCATGTTGCGACGATTCGACGGTGAGAGCCAGTGCTCCTTCTTCTCGCCGAGGAACGGGTAGCACGTCAGCGGCAGCGCAAACGCGTTCGGCGTGAAGTGCCGCGGCAGACGCTTGTCGGGCGTGTCGCTCCAGCATGGTGCGACCGAGGCGGCGAACGCCTTGTCGTCGAAGGAGAGCGTCCAGTCGTAGGACGGCAGCAGGAAGCCGCGGAGTTTGGCGTCGATCGACTGCTTGCCGATCATGTAGAGCTTGAATGCGTCTCCGCTGCGCGGCGCAGCGCCCAGCAGTGGGCGCCAATCGCCCTCTCCGTAAGCGGCATCGGCATCGACAACAGGTGTGAATTTCTTGGGCATAGGTATTTTGGTTTCTGCGTAGTTTCTGAGTGCGCAAAGGCGGACCGAATGGTCCGCCTTTGCAGTGATTGATCCTCGTGTGTGTGTCGGTGAGTTAAGCGCTCTGAACTTCGGTCGCTTCCTCTTCGCCTTCCTCATCAATGGCGTCGGGGTCCATCTTGCTGTCGGACGGCTTCGTCGCTTCGCGGCGGCTCGCCGCGTTCAGCTTGATCTCGACTGAGTTTTCCGTCGTGTTGACGACCCGCCCGAGATTGCCAAGCCGCGTCGATGTCTCAACCGGCTTGCCAGACGCGAACAGCCTGTCCAGCTCGAGGATGATCGCGGCTGACTGCTCGAAGCGCACGTTGAACGGACGCTGGGTCACCCGGGCGACCGCTCCGTCCAGATCGTATTGCACGATCATGGTGGTGACGCCGTCCTGCGACTTGGGCACGACTCCCGACCGGTAGAGCCGGTTCGGGATGATGTCGAGCCCGACTGCCTTGCCGGCGTCGTTGGTGTGCACGATGAACTGGTGGTTCTGCAGTCTGTCCAGTCCATCCGGGACCTCGCCAACTTCGTTGGTGCCTGCTGCGTAGAGGAACAGTGCTTTCGTGGTCGGGCTGTGCTGCTGGTAGCTGCTGCCGTCAATGTAGGAGAGAAGGACGATGTTCTTCCCTGTGTTCGGGTCGAGCCGCGTTTCAGGTGCGGTGATCCGTTTGGCGATGGTTCTGGTGGCGGTTGCGCGTGATTTGATTTTCATGTTTTAGCGGAGCGTTCATACTCCGTGCGCAATTTAGCCGCCTCGTTCTCCGCCTGCAAGGTTTTTTGTTCAATCTCTTGAAGCAAGTCCGGATTGGTCGTCGTCTGAATCCGGCGCTGCTGACAGAACTGCTCGTGCTCGATCACCGGCGTGCTGAAGGATGCCGGCTTGCACTTCGGGCAGGACGCGATGTGGTAGTGCCGCCCGTTCTCAAACACGAAACCCGTTGCCTGCTTGCCAGGCTTGTAGAACCCCATCAGCGACCGGCACCCCAGACAGACGATGCGCGGCCAGTTCTTGAACTCCTTCCGGCAATCCTCACACAGCAGGTCCGTGTAGTTGATGCCGGGCGCGATCATCACGCCCTTGCAGAACCGTCCGCTGTGCCACTTCACTTCCCACGCGATCACGTCCAGCAGCTTGCCGCAGAGGCACGGCTCGTAGCGCGTCAGCTTCAGATCTGATGCCGACTGAGTCGAGACGCCTCGCAGCATCTCCAGCATCGCGGGCGTGAGCTTGAAATCGTCAGGCTGGTCAGTCATGGCGGCAGTCGAGCAGCACACGCCGATGCAGTCCATCGGAATTTCGTCAGCCAGGTAAAGAAGATGAAGAGCCGGGGACCATGTCCCCGGCTCTTCCCTCTTAACGTCGTTCCACGCTTATGCCCCGCGGCTCAGGTGTTACCCTTTGCCGTATCCTATGCGGGAGGCGGCATAAGCCGCGCCTCCCAAGCAGGCGAGTGCCGGTATCGCCAAGACGATACCGTTACCAAGACCTTTCAGCACCGCCACGACGGCGGCAGCTGAGAAGCCTATGCCTGCCAGGATCGCCACCGCGCAAGCGGCAGCACCCAGAGCACCGATGATCATTTTTAGGAGTTCATTCATGTGCAATATATTATGACACGGCAGGCTGCGCTTTTGCAAGGAGCGTGCCGTCGCCGCGGATGTCGCCGAACTGGAGGGCATACACGCCCACGAAATATGGGTCCGTGGTGCCGTAGCTGCTCTGGCACGCCTCGGCCCCTGCCTCGCGCAGCATGATGTTGCCGAGCTCGATCAAGGTCTTGTTCATGGGTTCTTCGGTTGATGCAGTCCAGCGAGCGTCAGCAACTGCGGATGCGTCTCCAGGAAACTCCACTTGGATGTCGCCGGGTGCCACGTGCGATCGTCCAACTGCTTTTGCTCGTCCCTGCTCGGACGCGTGGACCAGCGGTAGTTGAACTCGTTGTCGATGGAGTATTTCAACGTCCGCTTGCCCTGCTCGTCATCGTAGTCCCAGGTGTTGATCTCCGACATGCAGAGCGTGTGCAGTCGAGCTGCGAGGAACCGCTCTTCCAGCGGCGCCAGCGTCACCACCGAGTCGTAGAGACAGATCATCGGTCGGGACCTCATGCCGAGCCGGCGGTAGGCCTTCAGCAGCCAGTTGCACGCTCGCGCCGAGGTGCTTCCGACGGATTCTTGCATCGGAAAGTTCTTTAATTCACGTCCCAGGGCGCTGTCGATCGAGTTGCGCGTGCGCCAGCCTACGCCGCTGCCGGCCGAGTGCGTGAGGCAATGACGGATGCGCCCGGACGCCGCCCGATACATCCCGCGCTCCTTCGGCACCCTGGCCATCTCTTCCAGGAACTCCGTCGCCCGCGGTTGACGCTCACGGATTGCCTCCAGTCCGCGCTCACCGGTGCCAGGCTCCGGCTTGACGCCGGTGACGGCCTCGATCTGTCGCTCCAGGGAATTTTCAGAGGCGCCGTATGCGCTGCTGAAATTTATGACTTTTCCAGCATTTCTATGAATTTTAGCTTTCATAGTTTCCCGGTAACGCCCGTAGGTGCTCTCGACCAGCGACCAGTGGATGTCGTAGCGCGTGTGAACTACGGCGCCGCTCTCGTCCCGCAGCAGATCGCTCTCTTCGACCTTGCCGAGACACACACCATCGGCCCACGCGCGCATCAGAAAGTCCGGGTTCTGTGCGCTCTCCGGAATGCCGGAGGTCTTTGCGTCAGTGAACGCCACGCGCACCACAGTCGCTCCGTGCATCTTGCTCTTCAGCTTCGCCCACTCTGGATCCGGATCGAACAGGATGCGCATCAGATCCTTGTCCCCGGAGATCATCGCCAGCGCGACCATCTCGGCCGTGACGTAATCGCTCTCGACCAGTATGTAGCCTTCCGGAGCCCGCACGCACGACCGTATCGACGGCAAGTCGTCTGCGTCCTTGTCGACCCATCGCAGCAGATTCTCCGGCAGGTCGCCTTCCTCGTGGGTTTCTTTCACGCATCGCGCCACGGACACCGCGATGCGCTTGTTCACGAAGCTCGGCCAGTTGAGGACGTTTGGGAAAAACGTACGCGGCCGGCCTGTCTCCGTCGATGAGGTCTGCGGATGGATGCAGCCGTCGCTCTGCAGCCACAGGTGCAAGCCGTTCTCCTCGATGACTTCCTCCCCGGTGTCCTCGTCGATCTCGATGGTCGGCTCCTTCAGGAACGCCTTCGACAAGTTGCCGACGGCGTTCAGGTTCAGAAGCTCGTCGATGGCGGGCAGCCGCTCCGAGAGAATCGCGAGCGTCTGCTTGTCCACCGCGGGCTTGTAAAGCGACTGGCGGTCCTCAGGCAGCTCCAGCACTTTCTCCCACGCCATGGACGGCAGGCCCTTGGCCTTCTGGTTGGTGGACTTGATCGGGACGAGCTCCTCGAAGTCGAACAACCAGCGCACCATCTGGTCGGGAGACCGGATGTTGAACGCCGGGGAATCCTCCCAGTGGGCGATCCATTTGTTCCACTTCGGCACCTCTGCGAGCTTGCCGGCGTCGAGCAGCATCTGCTTCACCTGCGTGCGCAGCAGCTCGCCGTCACGCGCCACGATCGCCGGCAGGCACAGCTTGGTCGCCGCGACACCGAACGCCTTAATGAGCTTCGACTTGAGCTTTGACTCCGCCTCCGCAGCCACCCGTCGCTTGAACGTCTTGTCCAGACGCAGCTTCGCAAAGGTGAACAGGTGACGCAGGTCGTCCATCATCGAGATGTCCATCGGCAGCCCGGTCATGCAGAACTCGACGAACACGTCCGAGGAGAACGGACCGAACATGTCGCGGTAGTAGGCCCACAGCCGCTGCGCCTCCAGCTGCCGCTTGATCAGCGGGTAGGCACGATACGGCGTGATGACGTCAGCCGCAGCGTAGGGATGCAGGATGGCGCTCGGGATGAAGCCGTAGCCGCCCTTGCAGAGATCCTTATTCTCGCGCTTCCACATGACGAGCTCTTGGTCGTATCGACCCAGGCTCGTGTATTGCATCGCGATGCGCTCCAACCCGAGGTCCGAGCTTTCGTCGGAAACCTGCTGCGCGAACTCCGTGTCCATCTCCAGCTTCCCGTAGGTCTCCATCCCGAGCCAGTGCTGCATCCACGGAGCATCCGCCGGGAAGTGGTGGCCGATGTAGCGGACGCCGATCTTCGTGAAGGTGCTCTCGATCGGTCTGCCGACGGCAGCGTAGCGGGACCTGTCGAAACAAGCGACGAGGAGATCGTCCTTAATCTTGTGCTGCAGCGCGGGAGTGCACGCCTGTCCGATATATTTCTTCAGCGTTGCCTTCATCGCGTCGGGATCGAATGAATCACCGTTGCGGTTGGTGCCGAGATGCTCACACCGATCTTTTCCGCATATGACGCACGGGTCTGTCCTGAGCCTGAACATTAGCGACACGGCGTCGCGAGCACCTCCCGGCGTGCCTGGGTCGTATCCGATCAGCTCTGGCGCACCAGTCTCGAAGCTCCACTCACCCTTCTCGTCCCGGAACTCGATCACCACGGCTTCGGTTTCCGACCAGGCGAACTGGATGGTGCGCAGCTTGCCGTCGATGTGCGTCTTGCCGTGCCACTCCGCGTCCACCGACACGAGCGGGTTGCCGTGCTCGTCCTTGAGTCCCGGCCAGCGGTCCTCCTCGACAAGCGTCTCCAGGTGGCTGAGCCAGTCCTCCAGTTCGTCCATGTTGCGAATCACCTGATGCGTGAAGGTCTGGCCGACGATGTTACCGCCGTTGTCCAGGATCTCCTTGCGCCGGGCCACCTCCTTGAAGTCGATGCGGAACATCTCGTAATACTCCGGCTTGCCGACCAGAAGCGACGGCGCATACATCACGTAGAGGTGCGCCTGGTGATCCTCTGACCAGAACCAGCAGCCGTGGGCGTCATCGAAGCTGATCTTCTGCGGGCTGAGCATGTCGAACACGTGCTTGCCCAGGCAGACGATGATCTTCGGTTTCACGCGGGCGATCTCGTCCTCGAGGATCGGCATCCCCCACTTCATGATCTTCTTCGCCGGCTTCGACCGCTGCGCGCGCGGCAGCAGCCACTTGCAGCACGCGGTGTAGTAGCACCGCTCCATGTCGATTCCGGCCCGCAGCGCCACGTCCTTGATGATGCCCGTGGACCCTTTCAGATACTCGGCCGGCTGCGGGATTCGCATGCCGAACACCGAGGTGGCCGCGGTCGCCGCCTCGTCCTCCTCAAGGGAGGACGTGACGAACATGATGTCGTATTCCTCCTGCTTGTCCACCAGTGCCCGGCCTGCGACGTAGAGCACGCCGTCGATGTGCCGAGTCTTGGTCAGTGTCCGTGGGCACTTCGCAGCTTCGTCGTAGGGAGGCTGCAGCTCCTCCAGTGTCCGCCCGCGGCGGGATGGTGTGTCGCTCATACTGGTTTGATCTCCGGCTGGCTCGCCTGGAACTGGCGCCTGGCTTCGAGCAGCGTGTCCAAGGATTTCCGATCCCATGCGCCGTGCGTGGCCTCGATCTCGTTTTCGTGCCACTGAATAGCATCGTCGATATGCAGATACATCGTCTCGGATTTCCCGAACAACGCGATCGGGATGCCGTCAACCAGGAGACTGAGAATGTGCATCCCCGCATACTTAGCCTTCACGTAGAGTTTTCCCTCGCATTGCGTGTATGGTGTTCTTCTTGATCTGGATTTTGTATTCGTAGGTCGGTTACTCATGGTTTTTGGTGTTTCGCGTTAGCCTCCAGCCACGCCTTGCCTTCGTCGGCGGTGATTCTCTTGGCGTGCCTGTATTCTCGGAAGTCGCTCCACGTTCCGTCCTGCTCTCCGATGATGTAGGATTCGCCGCGTTTGTCCGTGATGATTCGCGCAACGAATCCGACGCGCCATGGGTCTTGCGGATCACGGTCGGAGTATTTGGTTGCCAGCACGTAGTCGCCGAGGTTCATGCTCATCTGGTTCAGTAGGTAGGCGGCCCGGCTTCGAGCCGCAGCAGTCGCCTGTGGATGTCCAGCAGCTTCTCGTCGGTGGTCTTCGCCATCCAAGCAGCCATCACTTCGCGGCGCTCCCGCTCGCTGCAGTGGTCACACTTGCCGTTGGTGTGCTGCATGAACCGCGCGCACTCGTTGCAGTATTGAGTTATTACGAGGGCCATAGTTCAGGGTTCCTTGCTGCTTGCGGCGATGTCCTCCGGTGTTGTTCTGTTCAGCGCGTCGCACCCATCGGCCGGTGTCGTGTGCGGCGTTCTGCCCAACGCGTCGCAGGCCGCCAGATAGACGTCCGCCAGGTCCATCCAATCCGGATCGCCGACGCAGCCGGAGATTGTCCCGCTGCTTTCCTCGATGACTCCTCCTGTGCTTTCGATGACCTGCGTCAGTCGCTTCAGCACCGCCTTGTAGGCGAACTCTGTTTCGCTCGGCAGCCGGTAGTCAGGATTCCACTCGTCGTAGACGCATTCTCCGTCCTCCCCGCCGAGATGCACGCTGGCATACACCAGCCGCTCGCTCATCTCGCCGGCAACGCGGAAGAGCTCACTCAGGACGTGCTTCACCTGCTGTTTGGCAGACAGATAGTTCGGCGCGCGCCGGTCTGCCGACCATCCGGTAATGTGCTGCGTCTTGCCTCTGCATTTCTCGACGGCCATCCGGTCGTAGCCGAGGATTGTGTATTTGGAGTCTGAGTTCATACGATTGCGCACGGCGTCGGGACTCTTCGGCGGATGATCCGGAATGATGACATCGTCGAGTCGGTACCGCAGGCGACGTAAATCGGATCTTTGACACCCAACAATTCTGCGGCGGTGTGCAGCAGCGCGACGATCTTCCCTTCGTCGATGTCATCCGGCAGGTGCATGTCGATTTGCGCAACTTTCACGAACTCGCGGTCGTTGCTGATGATGATAAGCTGACTGCCTTTGTTAGCGGCTTCTTGTATGCTATTGAGGTTCATATGGTTTCAGTCGTTGTTATTCGTAGGGGATTCCTAACTCATCGAGCTCCGGTCGTAGCCGAGGATTGTGTATTTGGAGTCTGAGTTCATGTGATTACTGGCCGGAGACAACCGGCGCGCTGAAGACTTCGATCGTCAGCGAAGCAGCGTGCTTGTGCACGTGCGCCGCTGCTTCGCGTCCGCCGACCGCCAAGGCCAGCGCACGTATAGAGTTACCCAGCGCAGAAGGGTCTACGCTCGATGCATTGTTAATTAGAATATCCGCGAGCTTGGTCCGCCCACGCATATCTATCTTGTTGATTCGCAGTCCTTCATTGGCCGCTCTTTCGACAGCGGCGTGAACAGATGTTTGATTCATATGATTTTCAGTTGTTGTTATTAGTAAGGTATCCTCAGCTCGTCGAGCACTGCGCGGTATCCCCAGTCATCAAGCGCCGCTGCGTGCATTTTCGGGTTCCGGGTCTTCAGGTCCTGCATGGTGTTCAGCGTTCCTTCCTGTGCGCGTGACCTATTTCCGAACATACAAGTCACGCAGCCCGAGCCGCCGCTGAGGGTGTCGGGCCGGATGACGTCGATGCCGCGGGTCTTCAGATAGGTCGCGACGTCGTCGTCAGTCCAGAAGGCCAGCGGATTGGAAATCCACAAGCCGCCGAGCTTCGACGCCTGGTAGAGCGCGCCGCACGTGATCCACGCCAGGCGGCGCGCGCGGGACTCTGCGCAGCGCACGCCGGTGAAGTGACCGTGCACGCCGACCTCCTCGTCCCACTTCTTCATCGGCTTCTTCTTGAGGTAGTCGCAGCACTTCTCGGTGATCTTCAACCCCTTCTCCTTGGCGCGTCGGAACTGCTCATGCAGATCTTCCGGGACGTGCGCGGGTATCTTGTCGCTCTTGGACGCTGCGAACTTCCGATACTTGTAGGCGAGCAGCTTGCTCCAGAGCGGTACGCCGATCTTCGGCCACAGGTCCTTCGGTCGGATGTCGGGGAACACCTGGTGACACTCGACGCCGCGCTCCGCCAGCCACTCCTTCCACTTCTTGAACATCTGCAGCGTCTCCGGATACTCCATGCGCGTGTTGCTCATGACGTGCGGGATGTGCCGGATACCCATGTCCTCGACCATCAAGTGTGACAGCGCCGTGCTGTCCCGCCCGGCGGAATAGCTGACGGCCCACTTGAGATCGGGGTGATTGGCCAAGGACAGCTTGATAACCTTGCGGGCGTGCATCAGCTTGTCCTTGAAGGGCCGGTTGATGCCGGCCTGCAGTGTCTGGGCGCGATCGATGATGTGCGCCTTCTGCTCAGGCGTCTTGCTGGAGTTGTTCCAGAACGCCATCCTGGGCAGCGTCACCAGTTCGCAGTCCGTGGCGTCGCGCACCTTGAGCAGGACTTCGATCAGTTCGTTATCGATCATGCGTCACGGTACGATGTTCGGCGGTTCGGCGTCAGCATTGCCCTCGCGGATGCTGCGGTAATACCGCATAACGTGCGGGTCCACCTTCGCCACGAAGTCGTCCTCGGCGAGTATCAAACCCTCCGGCGACCGCAAGCGGGACAGTCCCACGTAAACGTGTCCGGATGCAAACGTGCGGGAAAGCGCCAGGATCGCGCTGTCCATCGAAAGGCCTTGCGATTTGTGGATTGTGATCGAGGTAGCCGGGATGAGCGGGAACTGCCGTGCCGTCGGATACAGGCTAATCTCCGGCGGCAGCTTCGGGTTGTCGGGGTTCGCATACCATTCAGGCGGGACAACAACTGATTCCTTCGGGTCCTGCTCGCGCGTCCGTGTGTAGCGGTGACGATATAGCGTCACAAGCCGTTCCTCGTCCTCCGGTTTGCGGCCTGGGACGCCGATGACTACATTGTCCGCGTCGTAACTCCCTTCGCTGCGCTGAAAGATGTTGATCTCGCGTACAAAGCCGCGTGTGCCATTCACGAATCTGCCGTCGGGGTCGTTGACTGTGAACATTACAGGATACCCGACGCGCACAAACGTCCGCTTGTCCAGCAGGCGTCGCTGCAACGCTTTAGTCAATTCATCCTTCACGCCTTCGATGTTCTTGGTCTCCCAGTCCTTCATCTGTTGCACCCCGGGCACGATGCAGAACTCTGCGTCGAGTGGTTGCGTGGGGGCCGGATAGTGTTCCAGCGCCTGCGCGTTGATCGCTTTCGCCTGTTTGTTGGTCGGCACCAGAAACGTGTAGAACCGCGTCTCCTCCAGCGTCATGCCCTTGCGTACAAACCTTCGCGCGTATTCCCGGTCGTCCTGCGTCGTGATACCCACGCGAATGTTATTAAGGAACCCGACAAACCGATGGTCGCCCTGCCGAAACACCTTCGTCAGCTCAATCGGCTTTACACGTGCGTCGTCCCATGCGCGCGCCAGGAATGCCCAGTCGGGACGATCGTCGTTCATGCCCTCCTCGACCGGAGGCAACTGCGCGAAGTCGCCGATGAATACCATCTGCAGCCCGCCGAACGGCTGCTCGTTGCCGCGGATACGCTTCAGCATGAAGTCCAGGTAGCCGAGCATGGCAGCGCCGGAGAGCATGGAGACTTCGTCGAGCAGCAGCACCTCGTGAGCGCGCAGCCGCGCCAGCACGCCGTGGCGCATGAACGGCTTGATCTTCGGATCAGTCATCCAGCGCTCGTAGAACATCTCATACCACGCGTCCAACTCCTCCTTGCTCATGTCCGCCGCCCGCGGCACATCGGCGCCTGGCCGCACGTCCGCCAGGAACTCGCACATTTTCTTCGGGTAGCACGGCGGCCAGTCCGGCCCCAGGCCAATCCCAAAGAACGAGTGCATGGTCTTGCCGTCCAGATGGCTGCCGGCGATGCCGGTCGTAGCTGTGACTGACCAATGCATGTTGCGATAATCCAGCTCAGGCATCACCACAGCCTTCACGAACGTCGTCTTGCCGACGCCAGCACCTCCGGTGATCAGAACGTGCCGGTGCTCGGTGAAGATGGACACGAGAGCATCCAGATGTTCTTCCGTGCCCTCGAACCCCGGAGTGTTCTTCTCGTAGTATTTCAACCGGGCTGCGAGTTCGGCGCGCTCGACGCGTTTGCGACGATTCGGCGCCTCGGCGAACGGGTCTTCCGCCGTCTGTTTCAGGAATACGTTCAGGTCCATTTACTCGCCCTCCTTTTTGTCGGCGCGCGCCTGCGCTGCGGCGTCGGAATACGTCCCAGTCTTGTAGCGGGCGTTCGGTCCTCGCTCAAGCTTCACGATGTTGAGTTCGCGCAAGCGGTCTTCGTCGATTTCCAGCAGCCCCGCCATCTCACGCACGACCCAGCAATCCTGCAGCAGCAGATCCCTGAGTTTGTCCCGGTCCAAATCTTTGCGATAGAACACGTGCTTCTTGATGACGTCCAGGATGTGACCCGCCAATACGGAGTGCATGCTGATGAGGTTGCAGAGAGCTTCACTCGGATACGGGCAGTATGAAGGACTCCACGGCATCGCCCACGACGCCGGCATTGACAACTCGGCCTCGTCTAGCTGCACAAGACCCGTGACGATTCGCAACGCGCCCTCGTAGAACAGATGGTCGCCCAGCTCCTCGATGATATTTTCGACATCCAACTTCGGATGCAAGCCAAACCACTTGAGGTCGGACATTCTGATTCCGATCACTGCCATTTCAAGTTCCGCCGCCTCGGTGGCGATGCCTACGGCGGCGTGCAGCATCGAGAGTGCGTCTGTGGTGATCCCCATGATGATCTGATCGCCGCCCTTGAAGAGGCGCGCGATCAGGTCGCGGTGTGCGGGTGGAATAGTGAGTGGGTTCATCGTTTGAGTGTAATGGATTTGTTCTTGTTGTAGGAGAACTGGACGTTCTCCCGCTTGAGCCGTTTGATCGCGTCCGAGCCTGTCGAGCCAGCTTTCTGCGCGCCGTGAAGAAGTAACGCGAAGTCATGTCCGTCGTCCGCCCTCGCGTGACTGTCGTCGTGGTCAATCTCCAGCCCGAGCCGCTCGGCCTCATCCGGGTGGAAGACTATCCGGGCGCTGCGCAGCTTGTTCGGTTCGATCAGGCTGTCCCACTTTCCTCCCCATGAAGCAGTCAGCACGAAGTTCTTCGGTACCTTCTTGCGGTGGGCGATCCAGATCGGAAGGCTTTTGGTGTAGGCATAGAACCACCGGTTCGGGTTGCTGCGCGCCGCCGCCATCCAGGCCAGAAAATAATCCTGGTGGTAGAAATCCCCGTCCACGTGCACCCGCACGTTGTGCAGCCATGCCGCGGGCAGGGACAGGTCGATGATGTTCGTCATCCGTTCCGTGGTGCGCGCCTCCTGCAGGATGGCCAGATTGCGATCCACAGACGCGCGCAGCGACGGTGTGTAAGCCTCCATCGAGGCGGCGAAGCAGCGGTGCTCTGACTTCGGCCCGTCGACGAGTCGTTTTTCCTTGCGGTCGAACCACGCCAGACACTTCTCGGCGCCGGGGCATGTGTAGCCGGCCGGCAGCGAGAAGGTGGCAGTGCCTTCGATTTTTGCATTGCCTATACCGAAGAAGAGCGTGCGGCGCTCTTCAGGATACGGAGGCTTGAGTTTATTGAATGGTGAGTAGGTAGGCATTAAAGGCTGCGTTTTAAGCGCTTGAGCGCTCGGTTAAAGATCCTCTGGTATTCTTCTGGCGTCAGGTCGCCCAGGTCCTTCCCTGCTGGGAGTTCCAGTTTGGCGAGCGCCAACATGATCTGCTCCTTGTGCTGCGTGGACCCCAACAGCTTGGCAATCTTCTCCGTCGCCTCGCGGCCAGCGACGTCGTCGTCGAACGCCAAGAACACCAGGTGAAAGTGTCTTACCACCTTTGCGGCGTTCTCCAGGCTGATGGACGAGCCGGTGACGGGGAGGACACCGGGGCCTCCGCGCCCGCCGTCCAGTGGTCCTTCGGTGAGCACCACCCACTTGAGATCGTCCGGATCGCTCTTCGCGCGCGCGATCGCCGCGTCCCACCCCATCAGCTGCCGCTGTGAGTATTTCGCGGTGCGATACTTCGACGGTCGGAACTTGAGCACGCCGTCCTTGACTTCGTCGTAAGGCGGTATCGGCTGCCACGCCGCCTTGGGGTTCGCTCGGGTGTGCGTGTGGCTCCAGACGCACAGCCAGTAGCCGCCTCGCTGCTCGTCTCGCACCATCCGCATCTGGTCTCCCGGTCCGCCCGACTTGAACGATGCCCTGTGCGATCTGGCGATCGTCGATAAGTCGAACCCGCGGTAGAAGCCGCCGCCGTATGGATGCAGCATGTAGCGGTTGAGGCCATCCTCGGACTCCCTCTCGATGACACGCGCCTGCCAGCCCAGTGGCACTCCGTCCACCGTCGCCTTGAAGATGATGCGGTGCTGCGGCGTGTCCTTCCAGCCGCCTGGCATCTTCCGGTAGAATATCTGCTTCTCGCCGTAGGGATATTCCTTCACGCAAAACCCAACGTCGAACTGCCGCACGAGTGCCGCGATGTCGTAGCGCCGGTTGACCAGATACCGGACGGCCGGATGCTCAGCGGGCAGCGTGTCCAGCCCCACCACCTCGCCAGGCGGTGGTGGGGCCATCTCGCCGCTCTTCGGGTCCATCTCCCACATCTCCTTGATGTCGTCCGCGGCGGCCCCGCCGCGCATGTCCGCGCGGGTGGCGATGTCGGGGAACCGCTCGGAGACGGTCCCCATGTTCAGCAGATCGTCCAGCGGGATCATGTGCGGCTGCCGGGACGACCTCGTGCGCATGCAGATGCCGGCGCCGTATTCCTGCTTCTTGCGCAGCTCCTCCCGCTCCTCGAACATGCCCGGTCGCCAGGCTTGCCCCGCGGTGGTATCGCGGTAATCGCCGAGCCCGGCCAGCACGCTCAGGTTGATCGCGTATTTCGGATCGTCCAGCTCGCGGCGACCGTGATCCTCCAGACACTTCGGACATGGGATGTAGAGGTGGTAGCCGCTGACCTCGCGCGCGAGCACCGTGGGGCACCCTTGCACCTCCGTGATCCTCTGCGCCCATTTTCGAACCTCCTCGGGCGCGTGGGCCGCGCTGTCGTTTGTGTGGATGTCGTTGCTCATTTGTCGTCATTGTCTGTGTTCGTCTGCTGTCATGGCATCGAGTTTCGCAAACAGCGGATGAGTTGGATTCTTGCCGCGCTTGCGGTTATAGAAGCATTCGAGGTTTTCTGGTTGGCACTGATTCGGAATCGTCGTCACCGCATGCCCGTCGCGTCTGCACGTCCCTCGGAATTTCTTATATCCCGACTGCTCCTCCATCGCGCCGCGCTCGAAATAGAGACAGTCATTGCAGGCCGTATCCGCCTCCTGCCAGAAGATCGTTTCACACATCTCACCGTCTGCCCTGCAAGCTTTGTGCGATGGATACCAGTCGCCAGCCGGGCTGCCGAGATGGTAACCGTATGTGATCGTAATTTGTTCTCTCTCGATCGGCTGCGAGCAGTAACGGCATTTATCTGATGGGTGCCAAACTCCGCGTCGCATCAACCCATGAAACGTCTCGCGTAGTGTTGCTACAGGCGCAACAATCTCACTATCGGCAGCGGCGCGACCGTCGCTAATTCCTTGTCGATAATCGGCGAGTCTGTGTCGCGCGACAGCGGCAGCGATATAAGTCCACGGATCCGCTTCCAGACAGGCGGCTAGAAATATCTCCTGGTCAGACATACGTTATCCTTTCGCGAGCGAGTGTCTGCGCGTTTAGTGCCGCGGTAGCTGCCTCCTCCAACGTGTCGCCGAACCCCAATGCGTCGCCGGTCATCCCATCCTTGAAAATGTATTGCCGCTTGTCGATCACTGCGCTCTTGCCCGGGAGTCGGACGAGCCACTTATTGACGCAGTTCGGCGAGTATTCCACGCAGAAGGTTTTCTCCAGCAACCAGTCCGGTATGCGCATGCTCATGCGCAGGCCTCCAGTGCGCGCATGGCGTCCTCAGCAAGCAACTTCATCCATCCGCGTCCGCTGTATTTTCCGCGCTGATTGACCTGACCAACACCCAGCCTGAAGCTTCTCATCACAGGATCCACAGTCACGTAGCCCAGCACCGGCGCGACAAAAAGAAGCGCACCGAGCGTCGTGTCTTCCACGGTCCAGCCTGTCTTGTTGCTGGTTGTCAAAAGCGCCGTCATCACCTTGCGCAGTTCTTCTGTCTCCTTCATGCGACCTCCTCTTCGTTCGGATCGTTGACCTCATCGTCGATGTCGGGAATGCTGTAGATCCAGCAGTGGGCCAGCTCCGGCGCGTCGTAGATGCCCGCTGCGTAAGCGGCAATCTCGCGACGGCATTCGGCCAGCGCTACCTCCTCGATTTTGTCCTCAGGTGTGTCGATCGGGATGTCGTAATACGCCGTGTCCCACTCTCCGCTGTCGCCTTCGGAACCGCACCAGGCGCGGGCTACTTCAATTGCTCTTGTTTTCATTGGTCACTGTTGTCTGTGTAAGTTTTCCCTGATGGTGCCATGATGGCGATCCCACCGCCGCGCGGACTTAGTTTCGCAACTCGCATGTTCACTGCCTTGTTGATGTTCTCCACGGTCTGCGCGACTGTCCGAGCGATTTGAATATCGTTCGGGAGTTTTGCAGCATTCCGAAACGTGTAAGTCCCGCAGTGGAACGTGAGGCTGTCACCATCTTCCACCGCTGGTCGCTTCTGCTTTTTACTTTTAGTTGCCATTGTCCTGATGATTAAGCCGGCACGACGGCCGGCACGTCTTGTAGGTGTCCCCAGTAGGCGGCGAGCTTCAGCTTGCCGGCCTTGTTCCAGTCGCAGAAATCCTCGCCGTTCGGCTTGTGCTTGACCCATAGATTGATGCCGTCCTTATCGATCGGAGCGTCCTCATCATCGGCAATAATCGGCGGCTCGGGAATGCCCACCGCCCCGCCGCGCAGCAGGAGCGAGTCTGGAAACATGTCGAGCAGCTTCGGCAGCACCCTGCGCTCCAGCTTCGACATGCGGGTGAGCGACACGACCGGCAGGAAATGCACCGCGTAAATCGCGGCCGCCTTGTGCCCCAGCGTAACCATCATCCGCAAGGCTTCGCTGTCGTGGAACGCCTCGGGGTGCTCCGCGAAGTCAGCCCGGGCCTCCTCGAACTCGTCGAGCGCGTCCTGCAGATCGATCGCCGGCGCCCGGTTCGGCAGCGTGTAGGCCCGCGTCGTCCTGCCCATCTGGCATTCCTCGGTGCCGCACAGCTCCGCCAGGTCGCCGCGAGCCACCAGCTCGTCCAGCAGCGCCAGCGTGACGCCGGGGATGTCCCTGCGGACCTGTGTGCGCGGTATGCGCCTGTGCGTGGATTTCTCAATCGCTTCCTCCATCGCCCGCTTGGCCACGGCGAGCCGGGGTGCTGTCACGAAGATGTCCCGCGGATGCCTGAGGTTGAGCATCCGCTTCTCGAACCCTGCCTGCCCGCTGGCCATACGGTAAATGTAGCGAGCCATCCCCTGTGCAAACTCCAGCGACTTCGCGTCCAGCTCCACTTCGCGCAGCGGGCCGTCCCGGTTGGTCTGTGCGGCCTCCAGGAATGAATTGACCATGGCCGCGCGCGCGGCGAACAGGATGGCGTTCTCCGGCGACGTCGGCGAAGTTTCCGCCAGCTTCACCTGCCACGCCGGCACCTCGGGAACGTCCAGCAGATGCGACAGCTGCCAGTTGAGAAACTTGCGCCAACCCGCATCAGCGTCGGCCGCGAAGCGAACCTTCACCCGCTTCTCCTCCGGCTTGTCGCCGAGCGCGAACACCCGACGTGCCAGCGAATACAGCACGTCCGCGCTGGTGCCGCTGAAGATGCCTGGGCGTCCTGGAATGACGATGGTCGTGCCGATACCAACCTGTCCGGATGCGGTGTTCTTCACCCGCTCCAGCAATGTCGTCAGATGCTGCTCCTTGCAGCTGCAGAAGAAGTTGAACGCCGGACAGACGCCGGTCAGCGAGTGGATGAGCGCGCCGCCGGTCGCACCGGCCCGGATGAATGTCTCGTCGGTCGTGCCTTCCATCAGCGTCGTCCATCCGAGGTCACCGGCCAGATTCCGCGGATTGCTGAGATGCGCGCCGAGCCGGGCGCCGACTGGATCGACGTAAGTGAACGCTCCGTAGTAATGCGTCTTGAGCAGCTCGATGATCGTCGACTTCTGCGTCTGATCCTCCTTCCACGCGATGTGCGCACGCATCGCAATTTTGTCCTTCAACTCCCTGAGCTTTGCCTTGTTCATGCCGGTCGCACTCGCGAGTTGTTCCGGCTGCTGTTCTGCTGCCTCGACTGCGCGCCGGTCTGCGGCTGTGGCGTCGTCGTGGAAGCGCTTGAACATGACCTCTGCGCTCGCCAGATTGACCAGCGCCATGCTGGGCAGCGCTGAAGTGAACACCATCCCCCGGGTCAGCGGAAATGGCGAGATGTAGCCGCGCCCCAGCGTCGCATGGTAGAGCAGCAGCTCTGCGAGCATGGAAGCCCGGGGTTCAGTGGTGGATTGCATAGTGTCGCATTGTGTTGATTCGTGATCGCCCCGCAGCAGCCAAGCCGGGAGCGACGTTGTATGGTTAGACTCTCCGCGGAAGCTCGTCAACTGCTTATTTCAAAGTCTTGAACGAATTTTTATTGACCGGGAAGTGTGCGCAACGCTGCAGCATCGTACAAAGCCAAAGCCAATCTCGAGATTGCTCGTGCTTTGCTCGTGCTTTGATTTGATAATCACCCGGGTGTCAACGACTTACGTCAAATCCAATCTGGAAAAGGCCTTTCCTATATAACGCGCGCGCGTTTTATTCCGGACCTCTTATATAAGAAGCGTCTTTTCCAGATTGGATTTGACGTAAGTGCCTGCTGTTGTTTGTTTAATCAAATCAAAGCACGAGCAAAGCACGAGCAATCTCGAGATTGGCTTTGGCTTTGATTTCGAGATGGGCTTTGCATTCTACCCGGTTTTTCCAGATGTGCTATTTCATTAGACTAAACTATCGGGACACCTCGACGATTACGGCATCTACATCAAAATTCGCTCACGCCGTTCCATGTACACGACGCCGATGACGTGGTTGCTGCCTTCCTCGATTGCGATACGCCACCCCTCACCGGGATTCCCGGGAATGCCTTGCTCTTGCAGCAACGCGGACGCCTCCTCGTAGGTGCAGACTCTCAGCTCGAGTCGTCGGTATCGCTTGAAGATTCGGTAGTAGAGGCTTTTCAACGCGCGGAGTAGCAGCTGAAAACCAGACGCCGGCCTGGTTTTCAGCCTCCGGATGTAGATCATCTGAAACTCCCTCGGGGTGCGCAGCGACGTTCTTCCCGGATGATAATGCTCACACCAACGCCCGGACGGCGGATAGAAGAAGCGGTCTCCAGCTATCACCTCCTCATCGTCTCCGAGCCTGCGCCAGCCGTCTGGGATCTCCAGCGTCGAGTTGAGCGCGTCATGCTGTGGTGTTGTGCTGTTTGTCATAGGTGATGGTGATTGTGTTTGACACTGCGCGTTGTTGCGCTATTTTTCCCGCGTCGAGATGCTCGTCGCATTGTATCTCAACAGCCAGCGGAACGCCGGCCCTCACGGGCCGGCGTTTTCGTTTTGTGCGCCAGAGATGAGTCTTGCACCCCGGAGAGTTTTCGCCTACATTCGCGCCTCTGTAAATCCCACGCAACAAAACCCATCAACTACACACTACCATGACTGTCCGAGTTCCCACTACCAATCTCAGCGGCAACGACGGCCGCGCCGGCTTCCGCGACGTCGACTTCAAAACGGCGCAGGACCTCTCGGTCACGTTCCCGAAAGTCGGCAAACGCTACCGCATCAAATCCATCTCGATCATCTCCAAGACGGTCTCAGTGCTGACCAACGGCGCGACCGTAGTGGCGAACGAAGCGACCACCAGCGCCGACACGGACGCGCAAGTCACGCTGACCAGCAGCGGCACCCCGCCGACGAACGGCGAGACAGTCACGCTGGGCAACAAGACCTACACCCTGAAGGATTTCGTGAAAGCATCCGGGACGCTGACGTCGGACGGCACAGCCCCTTCGGACGGCGACACCGTCACCATCGGGAACAAGACCTACACGTTCAAGACGGCCCTGACGCCCACGGAAGGCCAGGTGTTGATCGGGGCCGATGCCGCTGCGGCCTTGGACAACCTCAAGTCGGCAGTCAACCACACCGGGACTCCTGACACGGACTACAAGTGCGCAGCCGCCCACACGCAAGTCGAAGCGACCACGAACACGGATACGACCCAGCTGTTCGTGGCTCTGGATGCCGGCACCGCTGGTAACGCTCTCGTCACCACGGAGGCGGGCACGCATACGTCCTTCGGCGCGGCCACGCTCACCGGCGGCACTGACCCGACCGTCGAGGGCGAAGTGAAGATCGGCGTCTCTGCTGCTACCTGCCTCGACAACCTCAAGGCCGCGGTCAACAAGGACGCCGGCCACGGCACCCTCTACTTCGCTGCGGCGGCCCACACGCAGTTCACGGCGACGACCAACTCGGACACCACGCAGCTGTTCGTGGCCAGCGTGGGTGCATACACCGGCGCAGGCGGCAACGGTCTCACCGTGTCGGACACCTCGTCCACCCTGACCTGGAGCGTGGCGACACTCGCTGGAGGTCTGGACGGCGTCCTCGTCAACGAGATGGTCGACAGCACCAACCTCGCGGACACCGACGAAGACGGACTCGTTCAGCACCTCACCCTTCGCTCCGACGCAGAGGTCATCACCGGCGGCAACGCCCTGATCCTCTCCATCCGCGCCGGGGCATCGGCCAACACGGACGTGAAGGACGTGGACATCGAATACAGCGTCATCTAGTCCGCCCGGTAACGCTGCAACACTTCAAGGCGCCGGTCTGTGAAGACCGGCGCCTTTTTGCTGGCTTGGTGATGTCAGTATTTCAATCGGACTTCTTTCGAATGTATTGCACGATCTGTCCGGCACAGAGACCGCGCAGGCTGAGCCATTGGTATTTGAGGAACAGGCCGATCCTGCCCCATCTGCCCTTTGACGTCACCAAACGCATGACGGGCTGTTCTGTGTCGGGAGGAGGGAGCGGTGGCGCGGTGGCGCTTTTTTGTTCATTGGATTTTTTTGATGACTTCGCGTGCGATGACTCCGCACGCTTCTCGGTCGCGGTTGTGCGTACCATCCGGACGCATCGGCGACGCAATCAGATCCAGCGCCGCGAAGCACGCAGATAACTTGGCGCGAAGTAGAGCCTCAGTCTCCTGCGCGCACCCAAGCGCCGCCCACGGCTCATCTCCGGCGCGGAATAGTTGCTCCTGCGCAAGCTTGAGGTCGGCGGTGAGTCTCTCTTTCTCCGCAAACCACCCGTTCAGCTTTTCCTCCAGTTCCGCGATACGCTTGACCTGCGCGGCGATTGTCTCGTCCGCGAACTGCGACGAGTAAGGGCGCTTGCCCTTGAGCGCGACGGAGAGCTGCCGGTTGAGTTCATCGAGCGCAACATCGCCCACACGTTCAGCGGCCTGCACGTAATCCAGCATCCCGTCCACCTGCGGCAGGATTGCCAAGATCAGCTTGTCCCGGATGCGCCAGTCGCCCGGATCCATTCCGAGCGCAAGCATCGCAGTGACGGCGATCGCGCGCGAGGCAGAGACGCCTTCTTCGTTGTCGAGTCGCCACACGCTACCTGACTTGACTCGCCGAACTGCGAAGGGATTGGTTTTTGGTTTGCTCATGCTGTCTTTGCTGTGAATCGCTGGAACCGGAACTCCCGGCGCACAGGGATGTTGTTTCCCTCGCCCTTTCTGGCCTTGCACGCACAGAACAGCTGATCCTCCAGAAACATGCTGCGTGGCATATCAGCCTTGCCGCGCTCCGCAGCCAAGATACCAGCCTTGTCGATCGTGTTGGTGATGCCGATGACCGCGACCATGTTCTTGCCGAGCCCCTTGCTGATGCCGATGTCGTTGATCGTCAGTACGCGCTTGAGCTGCGCGTCGTTGACCCCCTGCGCGAGGAGCAGCGTCGGGATCCCGGACCGGTCCGCGAACTTCACGCCGCTGTTGGCCGACTGCTCCCAGAGCATCGCCCGCTCCGAGGTGCCGCCTTGCCGCCCGCCCGACGAGACGTCCGCTACCGAGCCCAGCCAGTCGAGACACACCCAGGTCGGGTCGTGCCCCATCCTGGTCTTGTAGATCATGCACTCCCGTTCGAGCAGCATCTGCAGATTCATCCCGTCATCCGGGGAGACTTTGTGGATGCGCGTACGCTCCAGAAACTTGGCCAGCACCTCGTCCACCTTCTTGATGCGATACATGGACGCGGGGTTGCTCATGACCGCCTGCCGGATCTGCGCCACGTTCTCGCAGTCCTGCACGATGTTGATCGGGATGCCGGCCGCATTGGACACCGTCCGTGCGGCATACTCGCGAGGTTGCAACTCCGTGGTCACGATCAGCGGCCAGCCGTGGTTGTGGCTGGCCTCCCACCACGCGCACTGCCCGGCAGCGATCGATTTCCCAGACCCGGTGCCGCCAAACATCAGGTAGCACTCGTTGGGCCCCCATCCGCCGTTCAGGCACTCGTCCAGCCCTGTGATGCCTGTGGGGCGCCTCAGCGTACGTTCGAGGATCTGACTGCCGGCGAACGCCTGCATGGGGTCCTCCGCGCCTTCTGCGACCGCCTGGGCCGCGGCGGAGAGGGACCGCTGCATCTCGACGATCTGCCCGGGCACGTCGGGAATCACGTCCCGCCGGAGCACCAGCGCGGCTTTCTTCGCGCGGATGCTGCCATACCAGGCCTCGAAGTAGGGCCGGATGCAGTAGTGCTGCGCGCAGAACGACGGGTTCTGCATCTCCTTGATCAGATTCACCGCGCGCGCAATGATCTCGTCATCGGAGCTTTCCGTCTTCGCGGCGACCTCCAGGTAGGTGCGCAGGAACTCGTAGGTCGGCGGGCACGGCACCTGGTGCCCGATGACGTGCATGATCTTCACGGCGCTGGTCAGGGCCGCCACGATCAGCGAGTGCTCTTCCCGCTCGAAGTCATCATCCGTCACCGGGACGCTGAGCATCGCTGCGCGCATCAGCGGATCGTGCATCATCGCGTGCAGCAGGTAGAACGCGTAGGTGTCGCGGTTGTCCGCGAGCCACTGCTTCATCTCATCTGTGATCTGGGCCATGTTTACGCAGCCTCCTTGATGTAGTCCGAGGCCATCTTCTCACTCACTCCGCAGAGGACGGGCGTTTGATACGCTGGCGAGCCGACGGTCTCATACACCGTGTATGTTTTGAGCAGCACGACTTTGGTGTTCGACCATTTCTTCGTGACGGGACACTGCTCCGCTTCGTAGGTTCTGTCCCGCTCGTAGGTGAGCCTCCTCATTTGGGTTGGTTCTTTCGTTTGTTGAATTGTGCAGCCACACGTTCGTAGAGCACCCCGCGGTGCGCCAGCCACTTGGTCACGCGGCGGTCGGCCGACATCATCGCCAGGAGTTCCTGGGCCATGTAGAACATGGCCTCCGTATCCATCCGGTTGACCGCGATGAGGTAGCGCACCTCGACCGGGTAGGACGTGGCGGTGGTGACGTCGGTCACGCCGGCCCGCTCCAGCTCCTGCCGCATCCGGGTGAACTCGAAGTCGCGACGCTCCAGGAACAGCTTGGCGCTGCGCTTGTCCACCACGACCTCGTAGGGCACCTGCAGGTAGTTGCTGAGCGCCTTGGTGAGATACTTCGACGAGAACAGCATGTTCGGCATGGGGCCGTCCGGATGCTTGTTGAACTTGGCCCAGTCGAAGATTGCCTCCATCAGGATGTCCGGGGCGACATCCCAGTCGTGCACGACGCTCGCCATCTTCTCGATGCGCGGCAGCATCAGCGAGCGCAGGCGCCGCTCGTCCAGCTTGCCGTGGTGCCCGGCGTCCTCGAGCAGCTTGGCCTTCTGGTAGATGTAGTTGTCGAGGAGCCGCGTGACGAGGGTTGGGTCAATGTCCGGCATCCTTGGTATTCTGTTTGGACCTGGTGACTTGTCCGATGTTTGCGCGGTCGAACTTTATGCGACGTTTGGCGCCGTTCGGAAACACTCCGTGGACTTCGAAGCGCTCGATGCGCCACGCTGGATCGTCGAAAGTTTCACGAATTCTGTCCAATGTCCGTTCGATGGTCCTGCAGTCTTTTTGTGGATCGTCTTTCATGGTGGGTGTGTTCATCTGCGATCCAAGAGAAGTCTGATCAGCGCTAGAAGTATCAGACACAGCAGCACGACGCCCCATATGGCCAGCTCGTAGATCTGATGATATTGTTGGTCGCTCATGGGCAGTGTGATTATTTGACTCCCGCAGCGAAGTGATCGCACACGCCGGATTCCTCGACTGGCAGATCGAACGCCGGCGACAACGTGCAGTGCGCACCATTGGCTCCCGGCTCCCCGGAGCAGTCGACTCCCACGAAGTGCCGGCATACTTTACAGCACTGCATACCGTCTCGGTAGTTCATCTGCCGCAGAATTAGGTCGTTTGTTGTTTGATCGAGCATGATTTGGTTGGTTGGTTGAGTTACTTCCAAGGCACAAGGAATCGCGCCACGGCTCCTCGAGTCCTCGCGTCATTTTGACATTCGCGTTTGGTCAGCCACGGGAAAATCGCATGTCCGTCTGCGGTGGACTCGCTGTAGCCGTTGTGCCATCGGTAGCCTGGGCCGCCGGTGCCGCGTTCGACTCCTCCGCGGTAGGTGTAGATGATCTCGTTCATGCTGCGCCGACCAGACCCAGCAGGTCCGGCCGGAGTTTGTTGGCCCTCGGCGGAATATGCCACTTGACTGGAATTCCCAGCTCCTGCGCCAGCTGCCTGGTCAACCCGGGGAATTCGGTGTCCTTCTCCTTGCATTCAGCGAACTGCGCCCATCCCGCGGCCCATCCGCCAGCGCCATCAAGTATCGGCATGGCCACCGTGAACGCAGGCTCGTAGAACGTGCGACCCAGGCGCGCGTTGAAGTGAATCAGCACGTAGCAGTCCACGTTGAACCGGCTGCGCTTGAGCATGTGTCGCAACTGCTTCTGCTTGATCTTGTCGTTCTGGATGCGGAAGGACGGCTGGCTGCAGACCTTGGCCTCGATGATGAACTGCCGGCCGTTGGCGCGCGCACCTTCGAAGTCCGGCAGGCTCGGCACCGGCAGCCAGGCGTCGTCCACCATGCTGACCATCGTGCCGTAGCGGCCCATCGTCAGCACGCCATCCTTCTCGAGCCGCTTAGCCTCGTTCATCAGCAGCTCCTCCAGCTCCTTGCCGTTCCCGCCCAGGGTGTCGGGCGGAGAGCATGGGTCCAGCGAGGCAACGCGCTTGTGGATGAACTGCAGTATGTCGCCGAGGTCGGTCGTATCCGCGATCGGCAGCGACCGATCGTCCTCCCCGGACAGGCTGCAGACAACGACGCTGTTCAGACCCCTGAACGCTAAGGCGCCGAGGCGCAGGACGTCGCTCTCGTAGCGGAACCGCGTGTCGGACCTGAACAGGATGTCTGCGGCCTTTTCGAACAGGCTTTTCTTGGGAGCCGCAGGCTTAGCCACGGGGCGCCTCCTCCTGCGTGAACGCTGCAATGCGCTCACCGAGCACGACCGAATACTGGTCCATGATCTTCGACTGCCGTATGAGGCGTTCCTGTTCTTCCTCTGGCAGCGTCGGAAAGACGTCTCCACGTCCGAACGCATTCAGCTTTTCGAGCTTTTCATCCAGCTCTTGTTTTTCCGCTACGACTCTCTGTTGGTAATCGGGCAGCCTCGGCCTGCGCAGCTCGTCCTCGCGCTTCACGATGTCCGCAGCCATTTCCGGCGACAGTCCGTAACCGATCGCGGCCATCGGTGCGATGCTCAGCGGCCTGAGATACGGCGGGAGCTCTGCCGGACAATTCTCGCAGTTCCAGAACCACCACTGTTCATACAAGCTCTGAGGGGTGGCGTGCTGGTAGGTGATTCCCAAGCTTTTCATCACCTCTTGCGGGTGAGCGGCAGGACCGTCCTGCATGATGAAGCGTAGATGTTGTGTCATGTTTTTATAGATGTGCCGTCTATCCGACGGCGGGTGTTGTAGCCGCAGTTTGTTCGTAAGCCCCCAGCACGATTTCTCGCGCGCGCTCAGACGTCGCCACGAACTCGATGTCGTAGCCGATCTCCTCGTATGCTTTGTGCCGCGCCCAGCACTCCCCGATGATGCCGGAGTATGGAGGGTTGCTGCGCGTCTCCTGCTCCGCGTCGCGGCACTCGAACATGAAGTCGACCATCACGCCGTAATTCTTGCCGGGGCGGCACTGCAGCAGCCGGCCCGGCTTCTGAATCGCCGTCGTGTTCGCCCCGCCGCCGGCCAGATTCACCACCACCTTCAGGTCCGGAAAAGTCAGCCCCTGCACGTAGATGTTGCTCGCGAGCACGCGGATGATTGAGCCGTCGGCAATCCTGCGTGTGACGCTGTCGCGCTCTTTGTCCGTCATGCGTTTGGCCATGGCGATGGTGCCCCACGGCGGCATGGCGTGCTCGAGGTAGAACTCGGCTTGCTTCTCGTCGCGGATGAACGCCATGGTCTGCCAGTCCTGCGGAATCACCTCGTCCACGATCTTCTTCACCAGCGCCGCGGTGCGGGAGGATTCAGTCAGCAGCCGCTGATACACCACCGCGCGGTCCACCATGCGCCCCGGCACAGTGTCCTTGCTGAACGGGATCTTCACGAAGATGACCTTCAGCGGCGAGATGGCACCCCAGGCGACGGCCTCGCGGTAGGTGACGTTCGAGATCACCGGCCCGATGATCCCCTCGATCAGACGGTCCTTCTTGTCGAACCGGCCTTTCAGCGTGGCGCCGAACCCATACTTCCGGGCACGGACGAACGCGGTCACCTTGGGCATGCGCTCATCCGACACCACTGCGTGCGGCTCGTCGATGATCAGCAGCTCGGTCGCGTCCGGATCCATCTTGTCCAGCGAGTCGACGGAGCAGATCGTGATGTCGTCCGACTGCTTGGAGTTGCGGCTGCCGGTGTAGACTCCTTTGATCTCGCGCCCAGGAATGGCATCCTTGAAGTGCGCGAAGAGCTGCTTGCACAAGTCCACGCCGGGGGCGGTGATCACCGTCATCGCCTTCGGGAACGCTTTGCAGATGGCGGACATTCCAAAACTTTTCCCAAATCTGGTTGGAGCGCCGATCAAGCCGGAGTCGCCGCACATCAGAGCGTCCATGATCCAGCGCTTCTGGAACCCGCGCAGCCCTGGCAGGGCTGTCAGGAAGTTCGGATGGTCCAGCACCTTTGGGCGCACATCCTGCACGACCACCGTGTGTCCCAGCTCGACGAGATGCTGCCGTAAAACTTTCCAGAAGCCCTGATGGCTGAGCAGCGCCGCCCGCCCATCCACGGAGGTCATGTTGAACATCGGCTCCGTGATTGTCTCGAACCTCGTGCGACCGCGATCGAAAATCATCTCGCGGTATTGCAGGGTCAGGAATTCCCGCACGAGCGGATGGTCTGGCAGCACAGTCAGGCCGCCTTCGTCCCTGGCTATGACGAAATGGGTAGATTCATTCTTCTTCACTTAGGTTTGCAAATTGTTCATCGGCCTGCGCCGGCGACTCCAGCAGCAGATCGCCGCTGGGTTCTTTTTCGTCCACAGAGCGCAGCTCGAACCGTCCGTAATCACGCGCGTGTCCCCACTCGGATATCCCGAGATGCGCGCCGATATGCAGCAGCATCTCGTCGAACTCTTGCTCATCGGGCGCCCGGGTGAATCGTCCTCCGCCGTCAGTGTTCGGAGGGATGTGCTTGGACAGAGTGAACTGCACGTCGAGCGTCTGCCCGGCGGACAGCGCCTCGAACTTTTCCGTCAGCATCTGTCCCGCGCGCTTGAACTTTCGGTTGTAGGCCGACGTGCGCTTCACTGAATACCAGCGGCAGGGGATGATGGCACTCACAGCCACGTCACTCAGGTGCAGCGCGTCGCGGGCCTCCAGGAACGCCCACTCCCATCGCGGCATGTCCATGTAGATGTAGCAGCGATCTGGATCGCACCCCTGCGGAGGCTTCAGCACGCGGTTGAACACCCGCTTCGGGTCTTTGCGGTCGTTGTTGTGTTTCGCCGCGAGCAGCGGAGTGAGGAGACGAAGACGTCGGTTAATCAGCATGGTGGCAATCGTTGAGCAACTGGCGCAATCTGGCAAGGCCCATGTAGGCGTTCTGTAGGCGTAACATTTTAACCGCCTGGACTTTGTGGGCGTCCTGTAGGCGTGCTAGGTAAACAACGAGAAGCGGCGGCCCCTTTCGGAGCCGCCGCTGGCTAGTTCTGAATTCGTTCTGCGTCCCACATCCGCTGCTGAGCGCAACGCTTGTCCCACGCGACGCGGTCGTAATAGACATCGATCATGTCGACGGACAAACGCTGGTCCACTATGAATGACAGACCACACAGAGCATTGAAGAACCTGTCGGTGCGCGACGGCAGGTGGTGCTCCAACCTCAGAATGTCTTCCGCCTGCGAGCTGATCGCTGTCCCGACCGGCGATGCCGCGGGACGCTCAGCCGCAAGCATCGCGGCGAGCGCGCCACCAAAGTCAGACCCGGGACTCGTGGTGAATGTCCCTGTCATGGTAGCGCCTTCGTGGTCGACTGCGCCGGAAGCGCCAGTCCGGCAAATCCGCGTTCCTTCAGCGTCTCGTAGAGCGTCGCTCCCGACGCATCCTGCGCATACGGCAAGAAGACCTGCTCGAGTTCCGCCAGCCCGGCGCTCACCAGCGCCAACTGCGCGGCGAGCCAGTCTTTCACGATGCGCCACGCAACGCGCGATGCCTGCTCGCGTGTCTTCAGTTTGGGAGTGACGTTCTGCCGCACAAGCACCTGATATATCCTCGTCGCGTTTGCTGGCAAACGAAAACTCATCAGTCCCGCCGCCGTCTGAATCCGGAAGCTCAGAGCGACCAGCACGCCGTCGGCATACTCGGTCATCACAGCCTGCGCCTTGGCCTCCACGAGCATGGCCTGGATCTCCGTCGCCGTCTTCGCCGCAGCAATCTGCGTAGTATAATTCAGGATGGGCATACGTCTCCTTCGCCGTTCGCCGCTCGCCGCGTCGAATTTTTCCTGCTCATCGTCGTCCCGCACCCCACCGCCGCCGCCACCGACTGCTTTGGCTGTCCTTCGATCATAGTTTTTCCTCCCCGTGTCGTTGAGCTACGTCGTCAGCCGACAACTCGCGTTTCTTTTTCTGCACCCATTTACACCCAGAGAAGTGCCCGCTGAGGGTGCCGTTGATTTGCGGGTCGCTCGCGCCACAAGAGCAGCAACGATAATACGGATTGCCGCCGCCTATTGGCTCGTTCGGGTAGTCGTGATATGGTCCGTAGTCGGCTAACCCGTCAGTGCAGCCGACGATGCCTTCGGTTTTAATTCGGTCGCTCATGGTAGTTTGTTCCCTTCGGTTGCAGCAGCCGACGCGCCGCTTCCGGCATCGCGGCTGACTTCTGCGATATGCGGCTGATCCAGTTCAGGATCGTCCACGGCGGGCGACTCCATCATCGCCACCACTTCTTTCAGGAACGCCAGCAGTTCGCCCGGAGTCTCTAGTGGGCTGGACGTTGATACTCCGAGCAGCAGCCTGCCGCTCACTCGCATTTCCACGCGCCGCATATCCAGGGCATGGAGCGAAGCGGCTTCCTGTGTGTCGTTTTCGGTTTCAGTTTTCATAAAGTTAGTGCTGCGATTCACGGTCTCGCCGCGCGCGACCAGGAACGCCGTCGCCAGATTTGGAATCTCCGTGTCCATCACGCAGGAAGCTCAATCCGGTCGCTGAACGCCTCGATGAGCGTCGGGGAGTGGTCGCAGACGATCATCTGCAGCGTGCCCTCTTCGCCGATCTTCCGGAGCATGTCCGCCATAGCGCGTTTGGCTTCTTCGTCCAGATGCGTGGTCGGCTCGTCCAGCGACAGGAGTCCCACGTTTGGCATGATCATCGCGTGCAGCGCGCGCAGCGTAGCCACGGCCAGGCGCACCTTCTGACCGCCTGACATGCGGCTTTGCGGCATCCAGGCCTCGTCCGCGCGGTCGGTGCGGAGGAAGTCATAGGACAGCGGCAGATCCTCGCTCGCCGAGACCATGAAGTCTGCGCCGCTCTCCGCCAGATAATCCCCGGCCAGTTGTGCGATCTGCCCGAACTTGTAGTTCAGGAATTCGAGGCTGGCGCCGTTCGGTCGGAACGTGTCGCGCAGCATCTCCAGATCCTTGGCGAGCGCCAGGCGCGTCTTCTGTTCCGCGGTCCGAAGGTCGAGCTCGTCGATCTTGCGGCTCGCCGCCTTCATCGACTCGTTGGCGGCGTCATGCCGTCCGCGGGCCTCGTCGAGGGTCTGCTGCGCCTTCTCGAGTTCGGTCAGTTTGCTCTGCACCATCTGCTGCGTCAGCACCGGGGCACCGTCGCTCGGGAAGAATCCCAGCGGCACATCAGCAAGCAATTTGCGCAGGCTGTCGTGCGCGGCTTCCATGCTGCGCTGCGCGGCGTCGACTTCCGCGATCTGCTTCTGTACAGTCTCCACTGCGTCGCTGGTGCTCTTGGCTTCCTCGGCGGCGTCGTGAAGCATTGCACCATCGATCAGCGCGCGCCACGGCGCGTCTTTCAGCGCTTGCGCCTGGCTCGCCTCTTGCGCGACCAGATTGTCGATCTCGTGCTGCGTCGGCTCCGTCTTGCCTTTGACAGCGACCCTGTAGCGGTCCACGACCTGCGTGAGACGCGCGTGCTCGTGCGCCTTGGCGTGCCACGCCTGCAGCTTTGCCGTCGCTTCATTCAGCCCCTGCTGTGTCGTCTCCCTGGTAGTCAGCGACGTTTCAATCTGCAGCCGCCTCTGGTCGTTCAGGTGCTTTGCCAGCGCGTCAGCCAGCGTCGCGTGCGCGCGTTGCAACGCGCCCGCATCCTTCTGCTTGGCGCGAAGAGCGTCGCCGCTGACCACCCCCTTGTCCTCGGCCTTTTTCAACTGCCCCTCGAGGTCTGTGATTTCCTTGCGCAGATGCTCTGGGTCAGGAGGCGTCGTGCCGCCACAAAGCGGACAGTGATCCGAGTGTCCCCCGCCGACTTCGAGTCCACGCAGAAGATCACGCCGCATCTGCAGAGCATTGCGAATCAGAACGTATGACTCCCGGTTGGCGTCATACGCAGTCTGCAAGGCCGCGACGACTTCTGTGCCCGCGGTCACCTTCTCCTCTGCCTCTCTCTCGCTCGCAGTCGCGCCGGGGATGGATGTCGTCAGCGTGTCCAGGTCGTCGAACTTCTTCAGCATCGCCTCGGCGCGTTTGACGGACGACTCGGGACTGTCGCCCAGCTCTCCGGCCTCTTTCAGCTTCGCTTCCGCGTCTGCGAGTTCCGCGAACTGTTGCTTGAGCCCGCGCGCGCTGAGCAGAGCCAGGTCCGTCTTGGACTGGTCTGCGCTGGCTTGCAGATTCGCCTGCTTGCGCTGCGTCAAACTGGTCAGCTTCTTCTGCCACTCTTGTTGCTGCTGGCGCGCGTTGACGAGCCACAGGGCAGCGTCCTCGCCCGCTGGGACGTGCTGCTGCAGCTGCGTCTTGGCCGCTGTCGCGGCATCCTCCGCTGCCGCAACCGCGCTGTATTGGGACGAAACATTGCGGACCAGCGCCAGATACTCGGCAGGCGAAGGCAACCCTTTCATCTCCGACTCGCATGTCTCGAAGAAACGGCGGGCCTCTTCGTAGGACGCCTGGGCGGCGTCGCGCACTGCGCCGAGATCCTGCACGCTGCTCGCGACGGTTTCCCGATGCGTCTCGATCACGTTGGCAATCTTCGCGAGGTGCCCCAACATGAGCAGTTTGGTGTAGAACTCCCGGCGGTCAGTCTCGAGCCCGAACATGCTGGCCATCTCGCCCTGCCGGATGAACACCGTGGAGTTGATGGCCTTTTTGTCGACGCCGAGGATGTCTAACATGATGCTGCTGACCTCTGCGTCGGACGTGATGGGCTTCTCGGCCCCGTCCCACCACAGCTTCCTGGTCACTGTCGTGCGCGTGATGCGCCGCTGGATCTTGCCGACCTTGCCGTCCGCCACGAACTCCAGCGTCACCTCGGCCGCGGCCGGCGGATTTTCGCCGCTCGACCGGCGGATGAATGCGCGCAGTGGGTCCGGGTGGTCGATGGTGCCGGTGAGTCCGAACTGAATGGCCTGCAGCACAGTCGATTTGCCGCGCCCGTTGGGGCCAGCCAAGCCGACGACGCAGCCCTGCAGTTTGCTTTTGATCGAGTGATGCCGACCGAAGTCGGTGATTTCGATGGATGTGATTTTGATCATGTAATGAGTGTGGCTAGAATGGACAGTTTGGGTCGTCCGGGATGGTGTATTCGCCGCTGTCCTCTTCATCTAAGACGTCGGACTCCTCTCGGTTGTCCATCGCCAGGTATTTCGCATTCCTCTCCTGGATGTCGTCGCGTTTGCGTTCCAGCATGTGCTGCACGTGCTCTGGCAGGTAGCGCTCCTGATGCGATTTCCATGCGTTCAGCTCCACCGTCACCACGCGCATGTTGCCCTCCTCGTAGCCGAGCGTCGGATTCACGCGGTCGATCGTCAGCACCGAATCGTCGCCCTCCTTTTTGGAATACAGACCGAAGGCGTCCACCAACCCTCGCCAGTAGTCCAGCGTGATCCTGAACGGTATTTTCCGCTCGGCCGCGTGGTCACGCAGCGTGCAGTAGTCCGCGGTTTTCTTCTGCTGCGCGCGCCAACGCCGCATCTCGTGCATGTGACACAGACACCGATCGTCCCGCGACGCGCGCCGGCAGCCTTTTACCCAGCACAGTCCGTCGCCGGAATTCCCCTTGAACTCGAAGAATCCTTCGGCAAGCAGAGCTGCGCTGGGTTTCGGCATGTCAGCCTATTCTTCATTTTCCCTGACGGCTGCTGCGACCAGGCGAGCCTCGATCAGCTCTGCCACGATATTGCTAGCGTCGCTCTCGCCGCGGTGCAGGAGATCCAGCGCCGTCTTCTGCAGGTCTTCCCGGTCCTTGAATCGCTGACTCACGAAGTATTCCATCGTGAACTCCTTCTCGGAGTCCGGTGAATCTTTGACTCTCGCCGGATGCGCCTGCGTGTTGGGCAGCGGGTAGCACCGTATGACCGCGCGCTGGGCGTCCAGCATCGAGTGCAGCCGGTTGATCGTCTGCGGAAACTGCCGGTCGAACTGCACGACCGCCACAGGATGCTGCGCGGCCACCGGCTCGATACGCAGCATGAGCGCGTCGAGGTCATCGGCGGTGCGCACCTCCGCGTTGATGAACGGACGTGTGTGAATCGGAATCGTCTCCTTCAGGATAGCGCCCTCGGCAGTCAGCCGGATGATCGGCACAGACTTGCCGATCGGCTCGCCAGCGTTGCACATCTCGGTCGACCCCGGGTAACCAATCAGGCACTTGCCTCCGCCGGGACGGTCCAGCTGCTGGAACCCCTGCAGGTGGATGTCGCCGAGCAGCCAGGCCTTGTTGTGCTTCGAGATCGGCAGCTCGGACACGTGCAGCGGGTCCGGTGTGTGTATCGGGAACTTCACCACACCGTCGATGAGTCCGTGGAACAGCACGACGTCTGCCTGCCGCACCCGCACGGTGATGTTCGCCAAGTCGCCGCGGAAGCTGGCTGCGGTGTGCGGCGTGAGCCCCACGATGCGATAGCCACGGAAGACGACGCTGGAGTCGTCCAACGGCACGATGCCTGTCTCACCTTCAAATAGCGTCTCGGTGTCGTCGTCCGTCAGATTTAACGTGCGCCCCGGAAACAGCGTCTGCAGCCACGTGGGCGTGCTCCAGTCGTGGTTGCCGGTGATGGTGAATGCCACCTTCCCGGCGCTCCGGATCATCTGGTCGATGTGCATCAGCTGTCCGATCACCTGCGGGCTCGGCCGAGGGCGGTCGAAGATGTCGCCGGTGATGCAGATGATGTCCGCGTGCTTCAGCGCCGTCTCGACTGCATTACGGAAGCCGTCGTAGAAGTCCTGGCCCCGACGGGCAGCCGCGTATTGTGAGTCTCGCAGGTGGGTGTCACCGATAAGTGCGATCAGAAGATCGCTGTTTGGGGTCGCATTTTTTGCCATTTTTCAGTAGGGTAAATTTTGGAAGCCGCTTCAGCCAATTCTTCGCGAGCCCCCTTGAGGAGAGCGCGCGCCGCGCCTGCGAGTGCATCACAAATCGCCTGCCCGTCCACGACATTACGCGGGCGGCACATGGGCGTGATGCAAACGTGCTTGGCCATGAACGACCAACGCATCCACAGATCACGCTCCTTCAGCCGGGACATCAGCGGGTCGCCATCCTCGTTGTAGAGGAACGCGTGGGCGAGACTGCTGCGATCGGTGTACCAGAGAATCGAGACCCGGTCAGGTCCCGTGAATTGGTTCAGGATTCCCTCAGTGCCGATCTTGTAAAGCTCCGCGGAGTCAGTCGTCTGCTCCTGAAGCTCCCGCCCGCGCTCTGTCAGGATGGAGTGCACGCCATCCAGCAGGGCGCTGAACTCCGATCGGCTGACCGTGGACCCATAGGTGCCAGCGACGTAGCAGCCGCGCGACACCGGCGCCCTGATCTCGCCGATCAGATCGATACGCTCCCAGACGGCCGCGTAGCCGCCCCATCCATCGGCGCAGCCGGAGCCGTCGGTGTAGAGGACGCAGTCGTGCTCGTAAGGATCCGGGGCGACCTCTTCGAGCCACTCGAACACGTCGGCGTAGCGCTCCTTGATCAGCTCACCGTCGACGGTCAGGTTATCCCACCAGGACGTCTCTTTTCGCCACTTGTGTTTGTTCCAGGTGTCACGGTTGTGGTGAGTCATCGTCGTCCGCTTCTGGAGTCCTCACGCTTCCGGCCGTCTCCTTTTCGTGCTGCTGCGCCACGTCCAGAACGCTGCCGTTCGCGTCCTCTCCTTGTGGTAATTTCGGCGCGGCGGGTGCGGTGGTCTCGACCGCCGTGATCAGGCGCCGGCTGGCAATTCGCTTCAGAGAGCCGACGTTCTGATGTTCCGCTTCTTCCATGAACGCAGCGATGAGAGGGCCGGCCATCTTGTCCGCCACCTCCTGCTGAATCTGCGCTTGAGCATGCGGTCGCATCTTGTCGCTCAGCATACCGGGCATGGATGATGTGCCAGTGACCTGCGTGAACGGCTGGTCGGCCCCGCGCACAATGCGGATGTCCCAGTAGATGCGGATGTCGCTGTCGTTGACCCCGACGACGCCCGAGTGGAAATCGATCAGCGGACGTTCGCGGTCCAGCAGCCTGGCGTTGAGTTCGTTGGCCTCCTGGATGACCTTGATCGCGCTCTGCAGCGCGGCCAAGGCATCGACGGACGGCGCGTCAGGCGTTGAATTTCGCCCGGATTTCTTCTGCTTCGCTTTCGACTGGTTCGGTGGGTGGTGATTGCTCATTTTGAATATCGCGTAGTTTCTCGCCTTGCTCACGCGTCCAGATCAAATAGAGTGACGTGCGTGCCTTTCCGAACCTGTCCGCACGTTCGTTTTCCAACAACACCGTCGATTTTGATTGAGCCATGTTAGCGCAAGGTGAATTTATTTATGATTTGATGAACGCCTTGAGGAGAGACCCTCAGCGGGCGGCAAAGGTGTCCGCCGCTCTGCAGCGCATGGACACGGTAACGGCGGCCGTGGCGGATGGCAAGGCCACACGCAGCGACATCGCCAAGATCGAGGCTGAGATCGTCCCGCTGTGCGGTTTCAACTTCGGCCTTCTCATTCCTCGATTCTTCCCGCGTTACCCATTCGAGAAGCCGCTCGACCTGAGCGCGCGCCCGTTCATGTATGCCATGACCGCGCTGGCGCCGGGCAGCGTCGTCACCCTAAAGGCTGGACGTCAGGTCGGGAAATGCGCCGACGGCGACACCACGGTCGTCACCGACCGCGGCGTCGCCACGTTGTGCGACATCTTCGCGGAGGGGATTCCAGTTCAGGCCAGCAGCGTGCGGTAGCTGCGAATGGCTTCTGCTCCGTGGATCTCGACGTATGACGGGTCGAACACTTCCGCCTCCGCAGGCGTGTAGATCAGACCGTCCTTCAGCTTGTCGATCAGGTGCTGCGAGAACCGGTAGCGGACGCCGGGCGAAGCGAGCATCCATTTCGACTGCAGCGTGAGGATCATCTCCCCGGACATCCCGGCTGCGAATCCGCAGTCCCGCAGCAGATCGGTGATGTAGTTTTCCCGGATGCGTGCGAAACGATCCGCCAGCGTCTCGAAGTGGTGTCTGGCGCTCAGCGGCCAGCTTTTCTTCAACCACTTGTGGCGCTCGAGGTAGATGTCCTGCATGCTCGACGACAGGGCACTCACGTCGGCGTAGATGCAGGACACTCCGCAGGTCCACATCTTGTGCTCGCCGATGTAGAACTGATCAAGGTCCGCCTTGCCCGATTCCATGATCATGCGGCGGCAGAGCATGCCGAAGTTGGAATGATCCGCGGCGCTGGCTCCGGCGTGATCCTCCGCGCACGCCAGCAGCGACAGCTGCGGTTGACGCAGCGCGGTCCGCATCTGCTGCAGCAGGATGCTACGGTCAATCTGCAGCGCCGTTGCGTCCGGGCCCGTATATGGGTATGCCGGCTTCGGCAACTTCTTGATCAGCTTTCCGGCTGCGTCATACATCTCGACGATCCGCTCGTCGCGACGCAGGAAGAACGCATCGCTCTCGTCTCTCCTCGCAGCCTTGCGCATCCATATTTCGGCGTCTTCGACGTCGATTCGGTAGATGGTGATGTCCGGCCTGCCCGGGTCGTTGCTGGCGGCCTGGACGCTGACGAGTCCTGCGAGGAACGGGGATGGACGCGGAGTCCATTGCTGCTTTTTTGGTAGTTTCTGAGTGGTGTTCAAATGGTTGAGTTGTGGACGACCATACAGCGTGGAGACGGCGGACGACAAGTCCGTGGATGTCTTCGCTGCCCCTTCGTCCGTAATGGGGAATAATGCGCGCGGTCGTTCCGTGCCGACCGTGTTCCTGCGCCTGTTCAGGTGAGCCCCCGCCGCTTGCGCTTGCGGGGATCTTCATCTTGACGCTATTTGCGGTGCGCCTACGATGCCAAACATCGCGTGCTGTTGGAAACCGAAATAGCTGAGGAAAGATCCGTGGAGCATCTCGACTTAAAAGTCGCTGCTCCGGGTGGTGCTTTTGTGCGTGTCACCCACGTCTGCCGAACCGTGCCGATGCCGGTGTGGCGAATCCTGACGCGAGATTTCGCGTTGGAGTGCGCCGGCAAGCATTTGGTAAGGAGACTCAGTGGATATGGGCAGGTGGATCAATGCCTGCCCGGTGACTTCATACTGACTCAAGACGGCTGGCAGCCCGTCACTGCATGTGCGCCGGTGGGTGAGGAACGCGAGATGTTCGACCTCCGTGTGGAGGGCGAGGATCACGCATACTTCACCTCCGGGATTGCCAGCCACAATTCCACGGGCCTCGGGGCCGCTGAGCTGTTCAAGCTCAGCGTGGTTCCAAATTACCGCTCCATCTACCTGACCCCGCTGAGGGAGCAGAGCAAGACGATGGCGGACAAGCTGCTCAACATGCAGCGCGGCTCGATCTGTCCCCCGGCGTATTTCACCTCCCGCGGCTACCGCAACAACATGTATTACAAGGAGTCTCCACAGGGAGGCTCGCTGAAGCTGATGCACATCCTGACGGACCCGACAAAGATCCGCGGCGAAAGCGTGCCCACCATCATCATCGATGAGAGCCAGGATTTCGACGCCGAGCATCTGCCGGAAATCGAGCAGGTTCAAAAAGCCTTTCCCGACGATCGTCTGACCGTGTTCGCCGGCACGTCAAAGACTCTCGATACCTGCCTGGAGGCTCAATACAACCTGGGCAGTCGCGGCGTGTGGCACGTGTATTGTCCGTGTCCGAAGAAGTTCCACTCGCTTGGCGACGCAGAGCTCGTGCCGAAAATGATGGTCTCCGTGGAAGGCCTGCGCTGCCCGGACAACAAGCACATCAAGCTCAACCCCCTGATGGGGGAGTTCGTCCACGAAGACCGGTCTCGGCTGCGCGTCAACATGCCCAGCTTCCATCTGCCGCAGGTGATCGTGCCGGAGTATGCCCTCGGAAAGGGCTTCATGGACATCTGGAAGGACTACAAAAAGTATCCTCTCAAGAAGTTCCTGCAGGAGGTCTGGGGTATCGCAGTCGAGTCCGGGCTGACCGAACTCAACGAGGAAGATTTGAAGCGGTGCTGCACCACCAAGACGTTCGCGCAGACGCAGGAGGACTGCCTCGCCGGACGTTCGCGCTACATGTATCTGTTCTCCGGCGTGGACTGGGGCGGCTCGGACTGGGAGCCGGCGTATCGCAGCAAACTCTCCTACACGGTGCATACGATTTACGGGATGCGCGGCGACGGGAAGATGGACCTGGTCTACGCCTTCCGCTACTCCGGCATGAACTACCGCGAGATCGCACAGAACATCGTCGAGCAGCACAACAAGTACAAGAGCTTCGCGATGGGCACCGACAACGGCGGCGGCGCTTACTACAACGCCTACATGCGGGACTGCGGACGCATCCGGACGGAATCGATCATTCACTTTCAGTATACCGACACCAAGCTGATGCTGGACCGCATCAAGCACCCGGAGGCGCACATCATGTCGCTGCACCGGTCGGACTCCCTCTCGGCTCTGCTTGCCGACATCAAGGACCAGAACATCTCATGGCCACGCTGGGACGAGTCCAGCCCGTTCGTGTTGGACTGCCTGAACATCCGGAGAAACATAGCCGAAGCGCCGTCCGGTCGCACCATCATGCGCTACATCAAGGCCGGCGCGCGGTCGGACGACTTCCTGCAGTCTACCAACTACGCGTGCATGATGAAGCGCATCGTGCGCAACGAATCGCTCATCCCGAACAAGCAGATCATGGACGAGCTGCGGACGCTGTTCGGTCTGTCCATCCCGAACGATCTGGCGTCGCGGATGGGCGACATGTTCGAGGGCGGCTACGTCGGCGGGTAATTTCTGTGCTACGTAAAGAAGACGCCAGCGCGGCCCCCGAAGGAGCCGCGCTGGCGCTGACAGGTGCGAGTGACTATTGTTTCGGGCGGGTATTCGTATGCCGTCACTCACGGCTGCAGTTGCCCTAGCCGTCACCGACCCTTTCAGGTCACGGCGTTTCGAAAGTGCTGCAGCGCATGGTATCCCACCATGTTGACTTCTGTGCAGTCTTGCTACACATGGCCACGTCCTTGTAAATCTTACTTCACCAAGCTGCGTGGCGCTGTGAAGTCCATTCCGCTAATCTTCGTCGGTCCATGGTAGACGTACGGAGATACTGGTTTCGTTCGCGCACGAAGCCAGCAAAGAGCACATACGCAGCCCCCAGACGAATCTGGTAAGTGTGCATATGCAAAGTATTATGACGCAGAACGGTCTGGAATTGCACGGGGTCCGGGGAGGTAAAGGAAGTGCCGCCGCGGCCCCGTGAGGGGGCCGCGGCGGCACGTTGCGTTACATGACTGGATCGGCACCCCTCAGCAGGGTGCCGGTTTTGCTCAGGCGCTCGATGAGCTCCTGCAGGCGGGCGAACACGCCCGCCACGAACGGGATCTCGTAGTCGACGTCCTCCGGCCCGCTGAGGACCGCCGGCAGCCACCCGCCGTCCTCTGGCTCGGTCGGCTTCGCGGCCGCCTCGAGCCAGAGGACGTCCGCGAGGTTCTTCGGAGTGAACCCCGCGAGGAGTTCCTTCCGATGTTTTTCCAGCGCAGCGATGACGGACCAGCCCTTGCGGGCGGCGTCGTCGCTGGCCATGGTTCCGAGCTGGCGGACCAGCTCACATAGTTCAGCCGCTTTTGGCGGCATGGTGTTGGTGCTCATACAAAGTCTTATGACACCGCGCGGTCTCGAATTGCGGCAGGTAAAGAAGACGAGCCAGCGCGGCCCCTTCACGGGGCCGCGCGCAGAAGAATGGGAACCCGACAGCGCAGGATTTGTCCTGCTTGCAATCATCCGCTGAACGCGCTGATATGCCGTCGTCACAGCCGTCGCGCCCTGGGCGCCGTCGGGTTCCACGTTTGTCTAAAAAATGAACCGGACGAGGACCTCAGCCCCCGCCCGGTGTATCGAGGCGATACGGTATCGCAGCACGACGCTGCGATTGATGAACACCAACCGCTCGAAGAGGCGCAGGACTCGCCTGCGGCTTTTCGAGCGGGGCGCGAAACGAAAAAGAACGGACACCGTATCCGTCAGCCAGCGGCGCATCTGTTGCTGTAGATGATCCCGCGCATGACGCAGGATGAACTTCACAACAGATGCGCGGGCTGACGCGGCGCGAGTGTATCAGACGGCGAACACCACTCAGCAAAGTATTATGACGCAACAGGCTGCGGAATTGCATCAAGCATCCGAGTCGTCTTTGAACTCGGCCGCGACCGCTGCATACTCCTCATCCATCGCGCGCAGCATGTCGGTTGGGACTCCCAGCGCACGCATCTGGTCGAGCACCGTCAGGTATACCCGCTCGACCTCTCTCGCATTCTGATCCTGATCCTCTTGCTCGTATTCGAGCGCATCCTGGATGTATCGCTGCACCGCATTCGAGAATACCGGCGGATCAACGGAGTCGCTCGCCATCCCCATTTCGAGCACCGCCCACATGATCTCCGTGGCGTCCAGGTCATCGAAGATCAGCGTGTCGCCGAGGTCACCGTCGAACAAAGCGGTAGCGACCGCCACGAACACATCCGCGTCATACCAGAATTGTCCGTTCGTCAACCCGGTGATGATCGCGTTGAGTTTGTTCTCTCCCTCCTCGGTCACCCAGGTTCCATACCGGGTAAACAGGTCCGACCACATCTCAGACGGATCCATCTGTTCCACGCCTGCCTCCGCATCCCCCATGACTGCCGGACCGAAGGCGTGGAGCGCAATGACAAACAGGACGATACCAGACGTGTCAGCATCTCCGAGGGCCTTCCTTATCTCGCCCTCGTCCAGGTTGACAGATGCCGTCATCAAGCTGCTCATAGTGCGTCAGATGTCGTCTTCAGGCGGCGGCAGCGACGGTCAAACGTAGTAGAGTTTTTTGGTCGCTCTCCGACCACTGCTCGACAGCGAGACTGAGGTCACGCGCATCCCCGGTGTCCCGCAGACGTCTGAATGTATCCGCGGCAGATTTGCTGAGCCGATACTCTGCGTCCATCGCATCGATTGCGCGGACTTCTTGCAGCGGCAGTAAAACGTCACGAACCAGGACGTGCTCCTTCGCCGCCTTTTCCGCATCCGAGGCGAGCGCGCCGCAGAACACGATGTCGAACGGCGTCGGCACCAGCGATGAGTGACGGTAGCTGTTGGAGACGCCAGCGACAAAATCAATGGCTGCGATTTTTTCCATGGCTGCGTCCGGCTCGTTCTCCAAGTCGACTAGGGCCGCCTGGTAGTCCGCCTCCACCTGCTCCCGGATTGTCGCGTCCTTGCAAAACTGCGACCGTCCCTGAATTCTTCGTGCGGCCTCCTCTGCGTCCGGGAAGCGCTCTACGCCGTGCCGCATGATGAGATCCGGCAGTTCGTGCGACACGTTATGGTCGTGCGCGGCTTTCACGATCTCTCTGGCTGCAGCCACGAACATCGGAAGCATGATGCGATTCTCCGCTGCCATCTTCGACAGCTCGAACGATGAATCGCGAACGTCGACCGCGTCGTTCAGCGGCAGCAGCTTGAAAACTTCGCCGCCGAATTCGTCATCGATGGCGTAGCGGCCCTCCGTCAATTCGTCGAGCGAGGCGCTCTTCTCGAACTCGCTCGCGAACAGTTCAGCGTAGGGTAGGATGTCCTGCTCGATGCCATAGTAGGCGCACGCTGACTTGACGCGTTCCAGCGCGGCGTCGTCGTAATCATCCAGATGCGCGAATACGTTGAGTGCCGAGTGAAAGGCTGCAGACTTTGTGCAGATTGGCAGCAGCCGGCGCTTCGTGTCGGCGAAGGCTGCCGATGCTTTCTGCTCAAATTCCGCTGCCTCCGGCATGGGCTCGCGCGTGACCCAATCGGGAAACGGATGATGCATCTCGGCCCGATACAAAAACTTGGGATTGTTGAGGGTGTTGAAGTCTTGCATGTTCGTGTCGTAGAGGTGGCTGTGGGTATGGAGACAGCATAGCCGAATTTTTGCAACTGTGGAAGTGCAAATCCTGACGTGGACTTCCGGCAGAGGATCGCGATAATGCCAAACACCTGTGCGAATCATTACGGCAATCGACTTTCTGGGCATCCCAGTCACTCCACTGGATACGTGGTCACATCAGCTGGTGTGTCCGTGGTGTCATGAGGATGCCTGGGCCGTCTCGGACTACCTCCAGTGCTACAATCCCACATGCACAACGCAGGCGGCGACAGCGGAGGATCTGCTTGCGCATCAGTTCGGCAGCTACGAGCAGGCCGCTCAAATCATGGCTCAAAAATATAAGCACGAGCCGGACTTTCAGAGGGCGAAAAGCCGCGAGGCGGAGCGCCTGGTGCTGGACACGTGGTTGCGGTTCTGCGTCACGCCGCCGACGAACGAAGCGCTGCAAGCAGCGGGCCGGCTGCAAGCCAGTGGTTACGGCATACGCAGCAGCCGCTTCGGCGCCATCGTGTTGGACTCCAATCAGATCAAGCAGCTCGTCGACGTAGCCATGTCCACCGGGGCGGAAGTTCCCGAGGCGTGGCAAAAAACACCACCATCGGTCGTCCGAGCGTTCTGTGTGCAGACGCGCCCGCACACCGTGGACCGCATCATCATCATGCACCACAGCGGACGCACCGATGAGATTATCTGGTACTCGCACGCCGCGGGGTTCTGTTCGCTGCTGGGGTTGCGCCCGAACCAGCCGCGCCTTCTGGCTGCCGACATCGAGACGGCGCTGAAGCTTCAGCACGATCTGACCGCGGTTGGCAAATCGGAGGAGGTAGCCTGCATCCACCTGGACCTGCACCGCGGAGACCCGTGCCCGCGATGGGAAGTGCAGGAGCATCTGCTGACGGCGGTGCCACGTCACTGCGCGACGAGTTCGAACGCGAAGTTTTTCGGACCCAACGACATCGTGCGGATACAGAACGCGATGGACCACTTCCCGGGCGCGGAGGGTAGCGTGCGAGGTCTGCCGATCGACCATGTCATCAATCTGCGTCCGCGCGAGCAAGCGGTGGCTTGGTCATCGCTGCGCTTCGCCATGATCGCCAGCATGGTGCCGTCGACGGTCGCGCAGATGCCGCCGGCCGCCGCCAGCATCTTCGAGCAGACTGGCACCAAGGCCGAGGACGCAGCGGCACTCATCGACTGTTACGCCAAGCAGGGACGTCAGCGCCTGGTGGAGGACGTGGAGATGCTGGCAATGACGCGCGTGATCCAGCGCGACAGGTCAATGACCGTAAAGGAGACGGCAAACGACTACCGCATCATTCGCGGGGCTGACACAGCCCTGCTGACCAACTTCAGCCTGCGCATCACCTCGAACGTCACGTTCCGCAACCACAAGGCCGACCGTTACTGCCAGGCCACGATGCGCTGCGGCAAGGCCGTCGTGGACGTCATCTTTCCGCAGACGCTGCTCAACGACCGCGTGCAAAGCCTGGAGGGAGAACTGCAGCGTCAGATCACCGTGGCCGACATGGTGACTCAGGCCGGCAGAATGCCGACAGTCATCGAGATCAACAAGTTCAGGCAGTTCGTCGTCCCGCATCTGCGCACACAGGCGGCCAAGGCCAAGCCGATCCGGGGCGTCGACATGCTCGGGTGGAGCGACAACCGCAAGTCGTTCATGTTCCCCGGCTTCGTCGTGACGGCGAACGGGACGGAAGCTGCCAGCCAGATTCTCTGTCCGTCCGTGCCTGTGCTGTCCCGATACAAGGCCATCCCGCTTGCGGGCTGGTCCGAGAGCTGCCCGGCGAATCTGGACTCTGCCTGTCACGACATCATCGCCATGATGGTGGCATCCAGTGTCCGATATTTCCGCCGGTGCATCACGCAGCCGATCATGATCGCGCAGAACTCAGCTGCGATGACCTTGCTGGACCGCCTGAGCACCGCGATGGGGCAGCACGAAATTCATACGCTGAACAGCAACGCCAGAGAGGGCAGCCGCATCGAGGGAATCTACGGTTACCCGCTGCTGGCCGCGGGCGCCCGCAACGCAGGCCTGGCAGATTCGCAGACGCCGTTCCTGCATCTGACCGACAGCGGATACAGCATGTCCACTCCTACCGAGCCGCAGCAGGCGGCCGCCGCGGGCCGCGCGGCGCAGTTCTGTCTGAAGAAGGTGGTGGAGTGGTGCCTGGCGACCGGCGGCGACGCGTTCCAGGAGGTGCCGTCGCTGATCCATTACCGCTCCCTGCTGCGCGAGGGTCACTGGCTGATCGAGAATGTGTGCGGACTCAAGGGCTGGACGGTTTCGCATCGCGAAGCGACTGCGCTGGAAAAGCTGCTTGCGCAGATACCGTATGCCGAGGCCGGACGCCGCATCACACTCATCGACGGACAGGATCTCAACATCGACATCCGCGGACTCGATCATGACCACGACGGTATTCTTCGGGAGTCGCGCGACATGGGTACCATCATCGCCATCAACGAGGATCAGCTGGCATCGTCCGCGGTCCGGTTACTGCCGGCCATCGCGACCTACTACGGGCAGGAGCCGGATGTTACTGTCGTGGTGTCGTGACCGCGAGGTAGCAGTCGTAACACCACACCCCAGCCAGCATGAGCCATCGCTACGATGACGCGATAGTAAAGCCCAGCGGCAGTCCGCTGATGCTCAGGATCACATCATCGACCGCCAGCTGATTCGTCAGCAGCGTTCCGCCAGTCAGCGTCATCGGCCCCTTCAGTGCGAAGTCGCGCCGCATGGGAGGCGCGACCGAAGATCCGTCCTGTCGCCGGCTGTCGATGGTCATCAGATCCTCGATGGCGAGATGCTCGTTCATACCTCCTCGGGTTCGATAATGATCTGCTCCGTGATGGAAAGCGATTCCGCCGCCTGCAAATTGTTGGCCAGATCTTGCACCATCATCTCGACCTTCTCCACAAACTCCTCCGCGGCCTTCGCGCTGCGGCAGAGTTTCGTCACCGTGGACACCCGGTAATACGGGCTTCCCTCCGCGGGCTCCGACTCCGGCAGATCAGTCATCTGGATGGCGCTGGCGACGCAGGACAGGCTGTCCGCGGACACGTCCGGCTGTGGCGATGCCTGCATCACGAAGATGAACGCAGGCTCGTCGTCCCGTGTGTAGAGCGCGGTGTAGCGCACCGGCCAGTGGTGCCGGTTATTGATCACATCCTCAGTGCTTATTTCTTCTCTCGTCAGTTTGAACATGTGGCGGGTGGGTTGCGGTCCTAGTCGCCAGCGACGGCAAGAGGCTGACCGGAGATCGTGAAGATGTAGTTCGGACCGCCTGGCGTAGTGGGAGAGACGGCAAAAATGAGATTATCAGCGCCAGGGTCGCATATCAACGCTCTCACGTATTGGCCGCGCTCATCCAACAGCGGCGCTCCGAATGAGTCTTCAGGTGGTGTCAGCAGCAGATTCATAGCGGCAGCGGTTTGATGCTGACGAGAATGTTACACGACTTCGGTCGGTGTTCGAACAAAAACCGCCACAGCCGGCTGTTGATTGCGGGTCCGTGATCGGCAGCCACAGCCAGCGCAAGCCGGCTGCCGTAGAACGTGTGCAGCATCTCCCAGAAATCCACGCTGTGTGGAAACGACGGAGCGCCCAGCTCCTCATGCAGGAAGACTCCGGTCGCGCGCTCGTGCAAGGCCGAGAATTCCCAGTAGCGCTCCTGCACCGCAGTGTCGCCGTCGAACATCAAGCGGGCATGCGTCTTACCATTGTGGGGCCCGGGTTCTGGGTTGGTGCCGCCGTCAGTCAGCATGACTTCGCTGACGCCGTCCCAGGTCAGCCCGTTTACAGGCAGGATGCCGTCGAGCGTGATCGGGTGGTCCCATCCGGAAAACATCTGCTTTCGAAGATCCTCGGTGCTGGCGTGCCTGGTGTTCACCAGCTCGAACTTCTGACAGACGATGTAGCCCGGCTCCACGGTTTGGCCCGGCGTGAGATGGACGTGCGGATAGGCGATCTCAATCGCTCCGGCGGACGCGGTGGCGTAGACCATGGTGTCGACACCACTGACCGCGTGCGCTGAGAGCACCACATCGGCCGAGTGAAAGACGTAGAGACCAGCATACTCCGCCGCGGCCCTTTTGTAAGCCTCCAGCGACTGCGTCTTGTAGGTGTAATCGGCCACCCACTTGCTGCGCGTCAGCTGCGCAGGCGCGGACAGCACGAACCGGTTGACCGACGCGGTCTTCACATACGCGGAGTTTACCTTCACCACGCCCCTGGGCATCACCAGAGTCGGCAGATCGATCATGGCGATGTAACCTTCGAAGGCCAGGAAGTCCACACCCTGCACCAGATACTCCCCTGCGTTCAGACCCTGAATGACGATCGGCAGGATGTGCGACGGCACGGGAACCAGATACCAGTCACGACTCTGGTCTGCCAGGAACATGTCCTGGTCCTCCTCGACCTTCGCGACGAACTCGAGCGACAGGCGCGCAAGTTTCGTCGCCAACGGATCGGCGCTGTAGCCGCCAGCCCCGGACCGGTAGCCGGCGTAGATCGGCGTGCCGTCCGGCATGACGACGCGCCGGTGGCTATACTCCCGCTGCTTCTTGCCGATGACTGCGAATTCGCCGTCCGTAAATTGAAAGTAGACATCCTCCACGAGCACGCGCTCGCTGTTCAGCGCGGCGGCCGCCGCCTGATCCAGCTGGGCAAGCAGCGATGCGCCGCCTGCCGCGCTCACGATGGCGCGGACGATCTGACGGGTGGGCTCGTCGACCTGGCGCTCCCAGAGCGAACCCTGCCCGCCGTATAATTTGTGCCGCAGATCGTAGTCGGCTTTCATGTCAGGCGGTTTCGACGAAGCTCACGTTCTCAGGATCGACAGCGTAACGCACGGTGCGGTTGGTTGCTGCCCAGGCGTCGGCAGGTCCTCCCGGCGAGATCTCCCCGTCGACGATCTCATACGGATTGTTGACCGTCGCGATGTCCGTAAACGTGGGGATGTAGAGCGCGTCCGATTCCGTCGCCCAGTCCGCCGTGATGTCCGCATCACCAGGATCAGCGATCGCGACGCGCAGCAAGCGTGAAGCTGCCGAGACCAGTATGCGCCCAGCGACGCCCACCGCGATGATTTTGTCCGCTCCGGCGTTGCGCATGATGTCGTAGATCTCCGTCACGCGAAAATCATCCGGGTGACCAGCGGTGCGGAGATACTCCACGATCTTGTCCCTGGCCACGCTGAGCAGCGTCTTCACTCCCTGCTTCTTCACATACGTGATTTCGAGATCATCGAGGACAAGCAGCGGGCCGGACTTCACGAGCACGTCCACGCCGGCCGGTCGATACTCCGGCGACTCGAGCAACGATGACACCGTTTCGAGCAGCGGATCAGCGTCGTAGGTGATGGTGAAAATGGCATACTGATCGCCGCCATCCTCGCTCAGCGGAATCAGCGGCACGTCCAGACCGTCCACGATCGGCACCAGCGACACGTAGAGCGACTCGAACCGCGTTCCGCAGTGCAGGCTACCGTAGAGATCGGCGCGATCGGTCTTGCTGAACACTGCGTAAGAACTCACCAGCGACTCGGTCGTGGTGCCGGACCACTCGATGCTGACGATCCGCGACGCGCGGTGAAGCAACGGCAGCAGGCCGCGGAACACTTTGTCCCCGACCGACGGTTGCACGTAGTCCAGGCGGACGCTCTGCGTGATGCGCTGCATGTCCCGAGCCGACCGGAAGTAGACGTCGACGGAGGGCGCCGTCAGCGCGAGCGCCGAACCTGCGGCGATTCGCTGCATCTCAGCGTCGCCCGGGACGATAGGTGAGACCATGTTGGACTCCGGCCAGTTGCGATACACCAGCGCCTTCGTGGACGCGCGCGACCCGGACGTCAGCGAGCAGGCGATCTTGCGCGCCGTGCGCGCCAGGTCAGACAGTGTAGCTGACGGCACGCCTGACGTGAAAGTGATGGCCGCCGCAATGCCGACGAGCGTCGTCGCGATCTCAGTGGCTGCGCCTTCCGTGCCGATTTCGATTGGCGCGCTCAGTGTGCCTTCCACCGGCAAGTCCACCGCCCATGTGTTGGCGGTCGTCTGCGCCAAAATGTAGGTGTCAGCCGCCCCGGTGTGCGTGCTGCCGGCTGCCAGTATCTGGACGTAGGTGGCGTCCGGGTTGACCACCTTCAGAACCCAATCGTCGTCAGCGGCGAAGCGGAAGCGAATCGTGCGATCCAAATTGACGGCGTTTGGACTCGAGAAGGTCAGACGCACCAGACCAAACGCCCGCAGGTTCTCGACGTCGTAGACCCCGAAATTCCCGAGGTAGGCCTTCACGAACTCGCACGAGTAGATCAGCCCTTCGGCGACGTTGCCCAGGTCCAGGTCGCTCATGAACCTGCTGTGCGCTTCGTTCGTGGCTGCCCTGCGCAGTGCCAGCGGGGTGATGACGAGATCGCCGGTCGGCGTACCTGGCGCCAGGTCCACGTCGGGCATGGCGGGACGCAGCTCGGCCACCTCTTCCGCGCGCGCAGCAGCGATCTGCTCAGGCGTCAGTTCCGCCACGGATGGGTAATACTCTTTGGTGAAGCTCAGGCTCATGCGATGGATTTGATTTCCTGTGTGGTTTGTCCGGCGCGATTGGTCACGGTGATACCCACCTGCGCCACGTTGTCTTTGACGGTGATCAGCGTGGTTTTTATGCTGGCCACGCTGTCGGCCGCCGCGCGCGCAGGTTCGTCGTAGAGCAGCATGTCGCTGCGCGCCTTCAGCGCGCCGAAGTTCAGGATGTGCTGCAGGCCCAGCATGTCAAACGCGCCGTAGCCGAAAAGCGTGCGCGCCACTTCCGTGCCTCGGTCCGGCAGCAGCTTGTCGGACCCGAGCTGAGTCAGCAGCGAAACGCTGACGCGCTGTGCGACCGCAGCCATCCCATCCACTGAGCTGCCCCAGTCGATCGCCACTTTATTGGCTCCGCCGAAATTGATTTTGAGTGCTCTCATGCGTAGTTGTTGCCGTCCTGGATCTGACCGCCCCCGTCGTAGATGGATCTCAGGCATTGGCTCATGCCGAAAATCTGCAGGTAAGGAGCGGAAGCCACAGCGTAGCGCGCGTCCCGCGCGACCGCCAGCTTGAAGCGCCGGACCATCGAAGAGTCGCCGTCGGCCGGCTTCACGTCAGCGAAACTGAGTCGCTCCTGCATCGTCGCGCCGCCGCTGCCTGAGAACTCGAAAGGACCGCTTGGCAGGCGACCCTGCAGTTCCTGCCGGTGCTCTTGGAATGCGCGCGTGCGTGCGCTTTCATCTGCGAGCGCGTGCCCTTTCATGCGTGTGCGCCCTCGATTTGACCTTCCATGTCCTGCATCTTCAGGCCGATGCGGTCCGAGCGGCGGGTCACCTGAGACGGCGAGATCCCGAGCTGCGCGGCGATGACATTCTTCGTCAGCAGCGGCGCTCCGCCGTAGCCAGTCGTGTGCTCGATAATCTTGCGGTCGATGCGGTCGGACGTGTCGTAGACATACTCCAGAGCCTCACCCAGGAAGTCCGGCATGTCGTGCCCTTCGTCATACATCTGCGTGGACGCCGCCACCGGCCTGGTGATCTTGCGCACCGCGGCGATGCGCTTCACGGACAGCCCGGAGCGGTCCGCCAGCTGCTTCACGTCCGGGTCGAACCCGAGCTCGTCCTGCAGTTCCCTCGCTGAGCGTTCGATTGTCCAGGCATCGATCGCGGCGCGATCCGGAACCTTCACCGGCCCCTGACTCTCGCGGCGGTAGCGCTGCAGCGACTGCAGCTGGTTCTGCGTCCAGGTGCGCAGGTTGACACCAGCGCCCGGACTGAATTTCCGAACGGCGTCCGCCGCATACAGCCTCGCCTGATGGCGCATCTGCGGGTTCACGCTCACGCCCATGGAGGACAGCTTGAAGCTGATCGTAGGGTCGAGCGAGCGCACCACGCGGTTCATGTTGTCCGGTGTCGGATCCTTGCGCCACACGCCGTAGAGCGCCTCTGACGAAGTCGGCAGCGGGGACGTTGGAGTATCTGGAGTCACAGGCATCAGTCTATACGCTTTGCGGCGGCTTGTCACGCCTGAGCCGCTCACTCAGCATGTAGCGAAATCGCTCATGTACTTTGCGCACGGCGCACTTGCTGCATCCCCCTCCTCGGGAATGCAAAGCGGACTGCAGTTCCGCGTGGTAGCGTTTTTCAAGTTCCGGGTAGCGCGCGATACCCGGAACGCTCACAGCAGACCCTTCGCCTCGAGCTTCCCCCGGAACGCGCGGATCAACTTTCCGACCTCGCAGCTGGGGCAGGGTGCGCCGCCGTAGCTCGACACGAGCTTCCGCTTCGCGGCGAAGAATTCCTCGCGAAGTTCCTCGCTTCCAGGAATCGGATTGACGTCCACTTGTTCCGTCACCCAGCGTCCGACAACCTGCGCCTTGCGGCGCTCAGGCGACGTCTCCTGCGTGGGGGTCGCGCGCCCTTCGGCAACGTGATCGAGCGCGGTCATGTCGGCATACTCCGCGATGACGGTGAGTTCCGCGTCGAGCTCGATCGTGTAGGGCACACGCTGGTCGCCCTTCATCCGGAATATCCTCAGTTTGCGTGGTGCTGGCATGGGTGTCAGATGTGGTGGAACAGGCGGTGGCCAATCCAGGCTGCGGTCGCCCATATCAGCGGCGCGAGAAAGATTGGCAAGAAGAAACCGGCGACGCCGAACAGCGTCCCGACCGCGGCGACATGCGCGGACAGGCAGCCTGGACATCCGAGGACGCCACGAATGAACCCGGGGGCGTTGGACTCAGCGGCCAGGAACATCTCGAAGTCCTCCGTGCTGAGCGTCAGGATGTCCTCGCGCGTCCGGTCCGCGCGCCACGACTTCGGAAACACGTAGGCGAACAGCGCGTGACGCAGCTCGCCTTTGAAGAACCAGTGGAGCCACGCGGCGGTCCAGCCGGCGATGAGGACGAGGATGACGAGTAGAAGATCGATTTTCATTTTGAGTCAACAGCAGCCAGTAATTTGAACACGTCATCGCCGCGCCACAAGCTCGTATTCGTGCAGCACAAGCTCTCGATATGATGCCATGGTCTGCTGCCGAGCCACATCTCGGCATGCATTCTCTCCCACGGATGCCCAGCTAACCAAGGACCTCCGTCGGCTTTATAAGCCTCGACGTCTGGCAACGAGTTTATCCAGTCAGCGCGCGCCATCCAGAAATTGCCCGCAAAGTGCGGATAATTGGGTGAGTGCTGCCAATCCACTCCCACCATGTCTGCCACCTTGAGCTTGGACAGATTGTCACGCACGCCGCGCACAACGTAGTGCATCATCAACCGGCGCCACGCTATTTTATTCGCGTCCGTCGGCTGGCTGACTCCTTTGGTGTGCAGATACATCACTGCTCCGTCCGGATTATCCTCGCACCATCGATCGAGCAGCGCCAGCGTGGGCGTCTCGTATTCCGACAAATTTTCGCTGTATCCGGCGACATCCAGGGCATGCTGCGCCAGCCACGCCACATCTTCGGCGCTGCCCAGCGCAAAGGCTGTCGGACGAATGCCGACCTTGCGCATATCTGCGCACTGCTCCGCAACCACCTCCTTCCAGTTGCCCAAGCATGCTATGTGGTAGAATGCGCGCAGCGGAAACGGTAAGACACTGTTCGGCGATCTTCTGAGGCGCATACGCTCATCGAACGCTTCGCTGCTGTGATACGGAATGATCAACGCGGACGGACAGGGCGGCGGTAGGAGCGCGCGCCCCTTGACGCCGGCATACAGAAATCCCGGATCTTGATGGTCTTCGGCCAGATAGAGCGTAGCGAAATCCGAACACATAGATGCGACGTCATCCGTTGTGAAACGCCAATGATCCGACGGATGATTATGCAGCGGAAATCCCGGCCCGCGCGCAGTGAGCAAGAAAATTCCACCGTGTCTCAGCACGCCCTTCATGTTCCGCACGGCACTTTCCCAATCGCGGGCGTGTTCCAGCATCTCGGTGGAGATGACTACGTCCCATGACTCCGGTCCGAATTTATCCAGCAGCCCGCAGGCGTCCATCACATGATCCACGTATCCCTCCTGCGGTGTGATGTCCACCCCGACATACGCAGCCGGCAGAAGCGTCGTGACGAAATCCCTCACCGAGCCGTTTACGTTGAAGCTGCCTACTTCCAGCACGCGCTTGCCGTTTACGCGCTCGGCGGTGAGTATCTTGCGGCAGAAGTTTAGGACCGATGTGTGCATGCGCGATGTGAGGCGGGAGAAGGGTCCATTTATTGCCAGGTCATCGCCTCCAGTTTTTTTCCACTCACGTTGGAGGTGCTGGCACGTTGCCCGCAAATCCATTTCGCAGGGCAGTAGACTGGCCAGTCCGCGCGCATGTGCGCCAGCTCCATCTGGTGGTCGATGTGCTTGTTCGTGCCAGCGTAATCCGGCATGTAAGACACGTGGCAGTAGATCTTCTGGATGTAGGCAGCGCTGACCGCGTAAGCATGCGTCCGGTTCACCGACTTGCCGATGATGACATCCGGGTTCGTCGTCTTGACGGGTGGTTTCCTGTGTTGCCCGCCCAGGTAAATCTGACCCCAAGTGGGCGGTACGCTCGTCATGAATCGCTTGAGATCCTCCAACGCGCGGTCCAGGAAGAACACGTCGTCCTCCAGAATCAGGGCACTTCCCCACGCCAACGCCTCACGTTCGTCCCGGATGTGCATCAGGTCCTCGAGGATGCGCGCGTGCGATCTCAAACAACCCCAAGCCCCTCGGCCGCCGCCCCACCCGGCAGGGTGCGCTGTGTAATCTCCGATGATCGCCGGGTAGACGGTGATCTTGTCGATGTCCGCGAGGCCCTTGCTTGTGATCTCATCCTTGAATTCCGCCAGGCGATCCGGACGGTGCTGGCAGTTGATCACAAACACGCGGTCGAACCAGTCAGTCAGCTTCGCGGGCGCGGGCGCGGGCGTGGGCGCAGACACCTCCACGGTCGCGTCGTTTTTGTTGCGCAGGTCGTCCTGCGTTGTGGCTTTTGAGTTCATGCTGTGTGCTCGGGTTTACATCAACGCACGCAGAGGCTGTCGTCAAGGTAGACTATGGCGACGGTGTCCACATTCCCCAGATGTTTCCCCCCGGTGCATCGTAAGGATATATTGCACCGTCTGCGTAGGGCGTGCCGCTGCCGTCAGATGCGGTGTTCCACCCAGCAAAGACGTAGCCGTCGCGTGTGTACGGATTCATAACCAAAGGTCTAGGCCCGGGTGCGTATCTAGTGAAAAACGGGAAGTCGGGCGACCCTTCACCGTGGTCGCCGTAGTGGTAGATGAGCGCGTACACAGTGTGACAATCTAAGGTGAAGGTTCCGTCGTCAAACACGGTGATGGTGCCGACAGGATCCGTTGAATACGGTGTGCACAAAAACGGATCTGTTTTGATTCCTGGATACGCAACACAGCTTTGCGTGTCCCCCTTGTAGGAAACAGTTATGGTCACGC